ATGCAGCACCTTGATCTACTCCCCTCCCTGCTTACCAAAATCACCGAGAACCAACACGCTCTGGAAGCTGCGCTCATGGAGCTTTCCAACTGGGCAGCGAAAAACGGATCGCCCCAAGTCGCCGAAAATGTCCGGGGCGCTCTGGCTACGCTCGATCGCAACGAAGAGTTCATCAAGCTCACTCTGGCCGTTATGAATTCACCCGACTGAAGGGCAAGCAACTCGTCGGCTCCTCCTCGCCCTCATCCGCGCGCCTCGATTACTGTATATCCAAACAGTATTTGATAAGCGAACCCACACCATGAACTTTGAACAAGCCAAGGCGATGAGGATTGCCGCCTGGCGATCTACGCTCGACGACCACGAATTCAGGATGGGGAACCCGGAGGCGTACAGGTTATCCCTTCACGAAGAGAGCGCTCGGCTCGCACAAGAAGGCCTGATTGACAGACTTGATCAGTTTGAAATGGACGAAATGGCGAACGCAGCTTACTGGTTAGGGATCGAAGAGCGTGATGCATACCCAGTGGCTCGACACCCAGCCTCAGGTTATGACGTCATACCGGTGGACGGTGGCCCCAGAGTTGCGACCATCATGAATTCGGTTTTCCGCTTTGACGCAAACGTAGGAGATTCGATTCGACCGTATGACGGCTTGATGCGTCGCTCTGAGCAAGGGATGAAACTGGAGCCTTGCTATGGATCTATCGGCGGTCGCATCGACGGCTTGCTCCTGACACTGGAGGATGGCAGTCGATACGACTTGGTCGAAACCGTGCGTAGAGTGAACGGAGTTGTCTATCCTGCAACGGAAGACCCGGACGTTTATCGATGGATGTGCGATGTGGTCCAGGTCGCGCTGGAGAACAAGCATCTGGAGCTCATGAGGCGCGTCCGGCCGTTCTTTGAGCTGGCGAAGTTCGTGCGCTGTGATGTGTGCGAGGATCATTTCGGAAAGCGAGATGACTGCAAACACTGCGAAGGGCGCGGCTTCGTGCCAAAAACGATAGAGCGTCAGCGCGAGCTGAGCGCAAAGGGGTAGGTATGTGCGGACGGCTATCGCAGTACACCGGCATCCACGACTTTGTGGCGGTACTGGCTATGTGGCCCGGTGCCTTCGTCAATAACGTTGGCGACCAGCCGCTGGAGAGGTACAACGGCGCACCGTCGAGTCAGCTCGCCCTCTTCCACCAGGAAGGCGACGATCTGCACGCCGACCTGGTGCGCTGGGGTTGGCGGCCACACTGGGCAAAGGACCGCCCGCCACCGATCAATGCCCGGGTCGAGAAAGTAGCCCACGGCCCATTCTATCGGCCGATCTGGCCGAGCCGCGCCATCACGCCGATCAATAACTGGTTTGAATGGGTCGATGAGGGTGGGCCGAAGAAGCAGCCCTATCTCATCCGCCGGCGAGACCGGGCGCCAATCCTCTGCGCAGCCATCGGCCAATACCCTGTGGCCGGCAGGGAACCCACAGAGCACGACGGTTTCGTCATCATCACCGCCGACAGCCAGGGCGGCATGATCGACATCCACGACCGGCGGCCTGTGGTGCTGAATCCTGAGCTTACCCATGAATGGCTCGACCCGGCCACGCCCAAAGAGCGCGCAGAGCAAATAGCGTTGCACCAGGGAGAGCCAGCCGAGGTCTTCGAGTGGTTCAAGGTCGACCGCGCCGTCGGCAATGTGAGGAACCAGGGGCCCGAGCTGATCAAGCCGATGAGTGAAATCGAAGACAGCAGCCGGCTTTAACTTGCTGCCAACCGCATGAGGCGGTCCTCAAGCGTATTTTCAAAGAATATGTACAGCTTCTCGGCATCGCCAGAACGTAGCGCGCCGGCGGTTTCAAGTCCAAGCACAAAGCCTTCGGCCCGCGCGCCCGCCTTCACGGCCACGATCATGGAATCCGCTCGACCGATCTGAGCGACCAGCTTGTCAGCCTCGCGCTTCATTTTGTCGCCCAACACTACATCTTCCATGACGCCTGCCTTTCAATTCGCTATCAGATACATGATCAGCAGGACCACCGAGACCCAGATGATTGTCATGAGGATAGAAAGGCCAGCCAGTTGCTTATCCACTGCTGGAACGCCTATCACTTCATCAAAGCGGTAATGATGTCCCCGCTTCGCTTCCTGGGCAACAATAGCCACTTGACACTACCTGCCCATTTCTCTGACATACGCCTGGCAAGCGGCCAGTGCAATCAACCCCCGGTCACCTTCGTCGGTGATGCCGATAATTCGTTGAGCATGCGCTGGGTCAAGTTGGGCTCGCGCTTTTCCATGAACCACGCCGCCGGCGCTGGCGGCGGCAGGCACTGGACCGCAAGTGGCTGAATCCTCGAGGAGGACTGACAGCCGGACATCAGCAGTAGCGAGGCGATCGCGCAGGCGATCCTGATTGGTTTGAGCATCGCTCAACTCCTTGAAATGGGATTGTTCGCTGACGGACAGCCGCTGCTCCAGGGCAAGGCGCTTGTCCTGCTCGGCCTGGACTTGGCTTGCGGCCGCGCTGCTTATTTTGTTCAGGTCCGACAGGTGCAGGCGGGCCTGGTCCGCCAGCCGTCCACCGTAGCGCCAGTCCTGGATCTTCCAGGTCACGCCGACGGCCAGCAGCACGAGCGCCAGCGCGCCGATGGCCCAGGCCTTCATGCCCACAGGATTCATGGCACGTCCTTGAAGAAAACGTGATTGCCCAGGCGCAGGGTTTGAGTTGCCCTGGCCGCCCAAGCCGGGGGCTTCGGCATCGTGGTCGCGTAGTAGTGGGTCGCGCCTTTGGTGATGTCAGGCTCGGCACCAGATATCACCAGGTCCGCTGCCCGCTGGGCCTGGGCGAACTGTTTCGGCGGAATCGGCTTAGCGCCGCTCAGGAACGGATAGTTCGGGTCGTTCTGGTTCCAGCAGCTGAACTGGTAAGGCTTCAGGCACACGCCGGCGTAGCCCTCGCCCCACCAGGACTTCTCCCGGCCATCTTCCACACGGTTGCGGATCGTCCAAGCCACGGCAATCTGGCCGGCCAATCCTTCGCCTCTTGCTTCAGCCCAAAGTGTGCGGGCGAGGATGTCGCGATCCCTTTCGGAAACAGTCATAACTTTTCTCCAGGCAAAAAAAACCCGCTCTGCGGCGGGGTTATATAAAATGAGACCATCGTGTCGGTCCTGCCGGCGGTGGACAGGTCCGTTTTCAAAGGAATGAATGATGAAGTTTGTGTTTGCAGCACTTTTTATCGCGCTGATTTTTTCCGGCTGCGGTGATGCCAAGGCGGAAAAGCCCAGGAATAAAGCCCCCCTCCCCGTTTACTTGCTGCTCGGCCAAAGCAACATGGTCGGTATGCGCTCCGACGCGCAGAAGCTGCCGGAGTCAATGAAGCGCACACAAAGCAACGCTCTTTTCTTCAAGGCTGGAAAATGGGCGCCCCTTGCCCCTGGCGTCTCCGAGGTGAAGGGTTTCGGTCCTGAGATTTCCTTCGCCCAAAGCATGAAGGCATCAGGCAAATTCGGAATCATCAAGGTCAGCGCCGGCGCGACAACGCTCTTCAAGGAGTGGAATCCGACTACCGACGACTCTTTGTACGGAAAGGCCATAGATCTTGTTCGAGAGGCAAAGAAAACCCGGCCTATAAAGATCGCTGGTGTTCTGTGGATGCAGGGCGAAAGCGATGGCGCGACTCAGGAGATGGCGGATTCCTACGAGAGCAATTTGAGGACCCTCATCTCCTCGCTGAGGTCGGACCTCAACGAGCCACATCTGCCTATCGCCGCTTGCAGGGTGACCGCACCGAGCACCCAGTTCCCATTTATTGAAACCGTCCGCAAGGCGCAGGAGTCAGTGAGAGAGCCAGGCTACACCTGGTTCAATTGCGACAGCCTGACCAAAGGCCCTGACAATCTCCACTATGACACCGACGGACAAATCAAGCTCGGCAGCATGTTTGCCCAAGCCATCAAAGAAGCGATCCGACAGGCTCAGATGTAGGCGAGCGCCATGAACAAGGTCTGGCCCTTGAACCGGTAATACTCTTCCTTCGGGTGTATCCCATCCGCAAGAAGCTTAGTCCAAACCCCCGTTGCGACTGCCGCGTTCCAATGATTAACGAGTGGAATCCCAAGCTCGGCGCACTTGGATTCGATGGTGTTCTTAAAGGTCCAGAGCAAATCATTGACCTCCGGACGCCCTGGGTAGACGACGGGGTTCGGGGTTCCGAACATGATTTTCTTTCCGGAGGCCGTGACCAATCGATGCATCTCGGCTACGGCAAAAGCCACTCCGCTTGCGGTTCCGCCACGGATGGCGTTGTTGATCCCAAGCTGAACGTAAAACAGGTCAACGCTGGGGTTTTGAGCGATCAAGTCCGGAAAGCTCGGCGTACCATACTCAGCACTCCCGTACAGCCAATCGGCAAAGCCGCTACCGCCTTTGCTTTTGTTGACGAAGGTGAACGCGCCCTGCCCAAACTTCTCATTCAGCAACTGCCCCGCCACCACGCACTCTGTCCAGGGCGAGACGCCGAGATAGGCCGTCGCCGAGTGACTTGCGCTCACACCAGTAGAATCACCTACCACCAATATTTTCATACAAACCCCATTTCTTTGATGCAAAGCCCGACCGGCACACGACCACGGACCATTGATTTATGAACTCTGCGGAGGCTTGGGCCAGTCTGGCTCTAGAGGCCATCCTGTCCTTTCCGGCGTCTTGCTGAGGTCGATCAGGTATCGCTTCCACGCCTTCCATGTAGCGCGGTCCTCATCGGAGATTTCCTCCAGATCTACCTGGGCCTGGAGCGGGCTGATTGCATCATTGGCTTCTTGCAGCCGCAGGCGCAGCGAGTCGAACGAGTTACGAGCCAGTTCGGCGCTGTTCACTCGCTCAATGAGCCAAGTAGGCAATTCCTCGACCAATGATTCCCCCGGCCCGAGCGACCAGCCTTCCTCGATACCGCGCCAGCCTGTCTCGGTTATTGCGTAAGACATAGTTATCGCTCCATTCCATAGCCGCAAACATCGATGAAGAACGTTCCCCCCGAGCCGCTGTTTGCATACGTCACGTTCTGAGAGGCGTCAGTGACGAAGTCGAATTGGTATCTGGAACCGATATCGACACTGACCATTGCTGTCGAACCTGCAATTGGAACAGATAGGTTCGCCAGCACACCCACGGCGGTGCACCTGACTACAACGCTCTGGGTGGTCGGGGGCACCACAGGTGAAAGCGCGACGACCGTATATGTCGTAGCGGTCCCGCCGGCCAAGCGGCGAAACGGCGCGGCGCCGGTGTTCGTCGCATAGAGAATCACGCCCGAGCTAGCCACCTGGAATCCATACAGCACGCCTCCAGCACCAGACCGAAGCGCACAAACGAATCGTCGGGAAGCATCTCCGTTCTTGATCCTGGCAGTTCCGAAATATGGTGCAGAAGGTGCAGCGGGCGAAAGCTCGACAGTGGCCACGCCAGCGTTCTCATACAGGTACACATAGTAGAAAACGTCCGGCGTCAACCCGCTGATTCCGGTCAGGGTGATCGGCGCCGCTAGCCGCACTACCTTCCCGCTGATGGGAATGAAGGCCGCGCCAGCTGAAATAGTGATTGAGCTTCCCGAGTTGTAGGTAGGGATCAGCCCGTCGATATAGCCGTCGGATACCCCGCCTTGAGCCGGTGTAAGAGGCTTGGTCAGCGCGTTCAGCTCGGTGATATCAGTGTTAGCGCCGCCCTTGGCTCGAAAGTCCCATGCAGACCATGTTCCGGCCACTTGATAGCGCGTGTATTCCGGCCCGCCTGTTACCGCTCGGCAAGTTTGGTACGCATACCCGTTGCTAGGGTTGTTCCAGTGGAACACGTAGCTGTTGATGTTGGCCGGAAGAACACCCAGGCTGCCAGCCGACACGATGTTCAGCTGTGTCTGCCTCGTGCTGTTGAGGTTGGCCTCGGTGATGGGAATTCCGGTACCACCGAGACCGAAGGCACCTACTGCCATCAAGCGACCCGCAGTGACGTCCGATGCGCTGGACTGGACTGCGAGACCCAAGGCGAGCTGCGCGCCTGCCTGGGTCGTTGCGCCGGTGCCGCCTTTGATCAGCGGCAGCACGTCGTAGTTGCCAGTGGTCCCCAGGCCCAGCCCTGCTCGAGCAGTGGCCTGATCAGTTCCTCCGGTGCCACCTTTGCTGACCGGCAACACGTCATAGTTGCCCGTCGTGCCGAGTGCGGCAAGCTGCGCCCCATAGGTATTGACCAGCGCCCGCAGTGCATCAGCCGAATCCTTGACGTAGCCCTGCATCGGTGCGAGCGCGTAGCTGCCCCCGGAGACAGAAGCCCCCAGGTACGGCGGATCGATTGAGAGAGAGGTGTTGCTGGGTGCGTTGGTCACCTCGTACCAGCGACCGTCCGGGCCGCGAAACGCATCACCGATCCTGCAATTCGCGATGAAAGATGTTCCGACACCTGTTACGGCATTGGAATTCAGGACGACAGAGACCGTCCCGGTTTTATACCAGGGCATGTTCTACTCCATGGATTATAAATATTGGGTACGACTAGCCATATGGAAAAGGCAAGTTTTCTGTTTTTATGACGAGCGCAACCGGGTATCTATCAGTGGGAATACTGAAAAAACTAGTGTTCTGTGCAGGCGGAGTGAAATGCGTCGTTCCTGCTGAGGCTCCAAAAATGAATGATATAGATCCAGTACCGCCAAAAGCGCCCTCTACCCCTCCATACTGAGAATAACTGGATCCTCCCGTTGAATACGGAAACGCGTCAATTATCCCGACAGACCTGCTCCATGGGAGATATGCAGCATACTCAACACCCGGCTGTAGAGAAATGTCAACTCTAGAGATCAGCCTAGCCCAGTTGTATTCATTAACTGGACCACTGTTGAGACTATAGACATACCCTCCCGCATATGTAAGTGGATACTTTCCATCAGTTGGGGCGGGCGGAGGCGGAGCCTGTATTGCATAGGAAACATTCAGCGGAGCCTGCAATGAATTGAAGGTTATTTCGCCATTTATATTCCGCGTTTTCAAGAAGGGAGACCCTGAAATATTATCAGCCATCAAGTCAAAGCAATAAAACTTCGTGGTCGCGCCAGCATTCGAAAACTGGAATGTTATTGAACCACCAGACAATGAGGTTCCGTTTAGACACCCTGGCCCCACCAAAAAGACTATAGGCGACACCGCATTGGAGAGCGTGAAGCCATATAAAGCGTCTGTCTTGTGGACTGGATCATATGTTACTGTTACAGGGTACCAGTTTGCCCCATCGTTAGGGTCTAACTGGGCGGACCTCAGCGTGCGACGATGCCACGTTTCCTGATAGGCCAGATACCCACTTTTAACAAGCCCATAACAAATTAAATCCGTGTCAAAAAGCAGCTCTCCAGTATCCTTCTTAACCTTCATTAATAATATCCATAAAATATTCGGCAATTAGCGGAGAAATACCCCCAACCACCGGTCGAATATGAATAGGACCAAGACATAGAATTACCAGAAATGGTAACACCAGGCTTCTTGCCTTTCTCAAGCTGAAGATCAACTAACGGAACAACAATGTAGAACCGGGTTTTTCCGGTTGGTAGTTCTGGTAGGGAGGCAGAACCATTTACCGCCCCGGTGTCTACATAGCCTTGGCGCTGACTGATATTCATGGTCATATCGACCATAACCACGTTAGAGGTATTCCTGATAACTAGACCCGTCATGTCATACGCTCAGGTCGATAGCGACAACGCCATTGGGATGATAGAACTTCAAGCTGCTGCTATTGAGCGCCATCCGCCCTTGACCAGCGGTTGAGCCGTTCATTTCGAATCCGCCAGATTTGTATATCGCCCACCCAGTTTGGCCGAAGACGTAGTTGTCCGACTGTATGACTGAGCCAATTTTGGCGGTACCAATGCTACCGTCTTCAATAAAGGCCGACCTTAGGAACACCTGGCCGCCCTGGACCGCGAACGGCACCGAGACGGCGCCGCCGGCGATCGTGTTGACGATGGCGAACCTGTCGGCACTGACCAGGAACTGGCTTTGAAGCCCAGCGGGCCCGTTTTCAATGCCCAGCCCGAAGCCCGCGACGATGTACTGCCCGGTCCCGGAGTTGTACTGCATCTTCACCGACCAACTCGCAGAAACCTTGCCGTTCACATCGTTGATGATTGACGCGTTCTGCTCGATAGCTGTCTGCTGGTCTCCTACCGTGGTGCTGAGTTGGGTGATCTGCTGAGCGGTCGCCTGCTGGTTGGTAACCACCACCTGTTCCAGCTGGGTCACGTTGGCGGCGTTGTCTGCTACCTGCGCATCTAGCGTACTCAGACGCTTGGCTGAAGCCTCCGCTTCTGATGCCCGAACCTTCTGCTCAGTCGCAATTGCTGCAGTGTTGTTCCATCCCTTGAGCGCATCGGCAAGATCCCCCTCCCCGTTGTCGTCCCGGTAAGCAGCCCGCAACGCCTCAAAGGCCGTAGCCTGGGCGGTTACCACACCGTCGATCTCGCTGATATCAGCGGTGTTGGTCGCCACTTGCTGCGCCAGGCCGTTGGCTGTTTCGACCGACTGACCGACATCCGCCCAGTACGTCAGGTTCGGCGGCGGACTGTTGGCCGGCACCGCCGACTTGGCTTGATAAAGACGCTGGCCCAAGCGGACGATATCGTTCTTGGCATATGCCTTTGTCGGGTCATAGACCAGGATGTCGTCCAGCGCGTCGATTTGCGCTTGAAGGCCGGGGATCTTTTCGATCTCATCAAGCAGGTCCTGGCCGAGTTCAGTTTCGGTGATCTGCCCCTTGATCAAGTCCAAAATCGGACCGGCGTTTGAGCTGGCCTGGCCCAATACCCCGTTGACGACCGGGTACCATGGACCGATGTTGCCGGTCCTATCCACCAGGCGTGCCCAGAAGAAAAACGTGGTGCCGGCGAGAAGACTTTGTAGGCTGTAATCGTTCTGGGGATACGCCAGGTCGGCCAGCTTTGTGGCGTTTGCCAAGACGTTGGTGGAGCTGTACCAGATCTCGGTGCGTTGGGTGTCCTCAGCGCCGGCCGGGAAACCCCACTTCAGGCCGATGCCGAACAGCAGTGAGGTGGCGGTCAGAAACGACACTGCCGGCGGCAGGCCTTCCTTGCCCTTCAACTCAGTCAGCGCGGAGTTGCGCCAGATCGACGAGATGTCGAAGGCGCTCACTGCACGCACCCGGGCCACGTAGGCGCCGGCATAGATGCCGACCACGTCCACGCCGGTCGAGCCGGTGCGCGGCACCTTGACCCAATTGCCGCTGTCCTTGCGCCATTCCACGTCATAGGCAACTGCTCCGGCCACAGCAGGCCAGGTGATGGTCATCGTTGCGACGGCGAGCCCCTGAGACACAACCGATGTCGATGCCAAGGCAACGCTGGCCGGTGGCGGAACAACGGTGATCGGAATCACGCTGATCGGCCGGTCTTCCAGGCGGGCACCGGTATCGATATGTGCGAACTTGCTCGGCTCGTACTGCAACGCCGAAATCTCAAAGTCCCCCTCGGTCGTGCGCCTTGTCCTGAGCACGCGGTAAAGCGGAATCGCCAAGTCGTCAGCGTCGAGCGCCCACTGGAGCTGCGCCCGCGGCGCCTCGCTGAAGGCGACCGTCACGGTCACGGCGCGGCCGGCCACACTTTGCACGGTGCGTCCTTCGGCACGGCCGCCTGGCAGGTTGATGATCAGGCGGTCCCCTGCCTTGGCTTGAGTGTCGCGATCGAGCGTGATCACCCGACCGGCCACGGCAGAGATCCGCCCACCGATCTCGCGCCCGGCCAGCAGCGAATCAGCGACCGGGATGATGTGGCCTGGTAGCGGGATTACGCCCTCCATCCCGGTCTTGAAGGTGACAGTCCGGTCCAGGTTGTTGCTGAGGATCACCCACTTGCCGCGGCGCTGGGCCTCGGAGGCCCTGGTGCAGCCGATGGCGCTCACCTCAGTTGGGCGGTCGCCATAGCGACGCTGGAGATCCAAATCAGAAAAAGGAATGACATCGGTGTCGTAGTTGTTCGCCGGGTTGTCGTAGCTGACCAGGCACCGGGTGTACCGGGTCTTTGCCGAGGCGCTGCCGTACGAGAACTTCCCGTCGATGACGTTCGCCCGGGTGAAGACATAATCAAAGTCCTGGGCACGCGGCATGTCGGCCTGCATGATCAACTGACCCTGGGCCCAGTACGTCATGCCCCGATAGATGCCGGAGATATCTCGCAGCAGAGTCCAGGCATCGGCCTTACCCTGGAGGTTCATGTCGCAGAGGAATCGCGGCTCGGTGCCTCCCAGGCCGTCGGGCACCAGTTGGTCGCAATACTGGGCGATCCGGTACAGCTCCCACTTGTCGACCATCCACGGCTTGATGCGCTTACCCAGGCCAAAACGGTCTTCTGTGCAGATGCCGTAGGTGATCCAGGCCGGGTTGTTGGTCCAGGCCTGTTTCATGCTGCCGTCCCAGGTACCGGTGTAGGTCCGGCTGATCGGATCGTAGTTGCTCGGGACCTGCCACTTTCTGGCCTTGCACTTCACGGTGACGGCTGGGATGTTAGTAAACTGCTCGGCGTCGAACTCGATGTAGAGCAAGGCGGTGTTTGGGTACCGCAGCTTCGCGTCAATGACTTCGGTGAAGCCGGCGATCAGCATGGTGTCGGCAACACGGTTGCTGTTCTGGTTCGGCGTGATGCGGCGCACGCGGATCTGCCAGCCAATGGTGGCTTCGGGCAGATCGATCCGCCGGGACCGCTCGTAGCGCGTGGTGGTCTTGCCGTCGACTGCCTCGGTCAGCACCTGCTGGTAGGCGCCGCCGTCCGTTGCCACGTCGATGGCGTACTCGATCCGGTACCCGCCGACGTTGCCCTGGTCGTCCTGGCGCTGGAGCGCAGGCCAGGCAAACCGAACGCGCACGGCGGACAGCTGAATGTTCGTGACGGAGCGAACCCACGGCGCATCGCTGCGCAGCTCGATGTTCAGCGATGTCTCGTTCTCAACCGAAGGGATGCCCGGGATGTAGGTCTGATCCACGGAGCCCGAGCGCCATTCCCATTTGACGTTCGGGAAGTTGACGTTGCCGCTCGCGTCGTTGATCGGCGTGTTGTCCAGGTAGATGTCGGCTGCCGTCGGCACACTCTCAAACTCGCCCTCTCCAACCGCAATCAGGAGCTTCGCCAGGTTCGTCGAGCGCAGGTTGTCGCTGGCTTCCTTCGGAGACTTCGGCTTGCTGCTGCCGCCCTTGGCGCCACGGATGTCGATCTTCTGTGCTGCGCCCATGCTTTCCTCCAGGCGAAAAAAAACCGCCTCATGGGCGGCCTGCTTGCTGCGTTCGGGTTACGTTTTGTCTTCGGCGTAGATCGAGGCGGAAATGATCATCCCGCCCCACCGGCGTTCGCCGATGCAGATCGGCACGGGGTTGCCGCTCGCCGTGGTGTTCTTGGCGCTGCCGAAGGCGTAGGACGGGGCGTTCTCAGGGCCTGCGCTTTGCTTTAGGCCGGAGGCCTGGGGGCTGAGCATTTGGATGACGCCGCCGGCAATAAGGCCAATGCCTGCCGGGGTCAAGTACGGGGCAGTTACAGGGAACACATAGGCAATAGCCAAAAGCACGACCCCGACGACCGTTTGTAGAACACCTCCACGCTTACTTCCCTCAACCACCGGGACGATGCGCACCTCGCGGGTGCCGCCAAGGTCGAATTCTGCCTCGCTTACATTCTTTCGATTTCGGAACACCGCGAAACGCATGCCTACGGCTGCCAGGCGCCTGATCTCCTGTTCAAAACCATTGATGGTGCAGCCAAGGGCTTTGAATACTTCCCGCGATGTTCCCGAGTCGATGTGCTTGAGATGCGTTCGGCCAAATTTCCGCGCCAGTGATCCAGATAACTTGATCGTGGTCATACCCGACGCATAGCTGGTAGAAGTCATGTTTTCCTTCCAATAAAAAACCGCCTTTCGGCGGTCTTGTTGTCATCGGCATTGTTGAAGTGAGTCTCGTAATCCCGAACGCCCTAGCTGGGACCAGGCGACACGCTGGTAGAGTTTCGCGATACTGCCGGCTTTGGTCTGGCTGATTTCCAGAACATCGTCAGTCTGCTGGGCGAAGCCGTTCACAATCCGGTAGCCGTGCGCGGTTTCGGTCATCGTCGCGCTTGAACTGTGCTCCTGCCATTGAGGAAACACACAGAGCGCGAAGGCTTTAGGCGACTTGGTGGAACTCACGGTAACCGCTGGCGCAGATGACATGAGGTCGGAAGGTGACGAACACCCCGCCAGCAAAGCAACAGCCACCGCGCCTACGAAAAATCTCATGGGGTCACTCCTGTGGAAGATGGCGACAAGATATCACCCCGCAAGCTGGCTGTGCATCCAGCGTGGACGAAACCACAGTGGCAAACTTGGTTGAATGAATAGTAGCTTTGAGACATCAGTAGTCACTGCGAGAAGGAAGAATGACTAGGTCAAAAGCATTTAGCTGGATCGTATTAGGGTGGATCCTGATCGAATCAGCAAACTGGTTGCTCGCAAAATTTCTGGATACATATGCCAATAAGGACAACATAACTGCCGGGCTGGAGTATGCAAATTTATTTCTAAACTACGCCACCAGCGGGTTCAGCATAGGTTTCGTCGCGGGAGCCGCACTCTTTTCTGCGTGGGATTGGCCGGTACTCGGTAAATGGTTAAAAAAACTTCATCAGCGGATACGCAATAAAGAAGCTGACGAAAAACTGGCTCTAAGGTGCGAAGAGCTCGCTAGAGAGATGTACGAAATCGCCTCTCAACATGAACGCTCGAGAGGGGAATCTCACTGGCTGTCTTACGCTGATTCTGATCCTCAAGAGAGGTGGATAAAGGCTCGCCAAGAGGATGCGAGAGAAGAAGAAAGGATCCGGGGGAAGCTTGGTCACAAAATGCAAAGCATTGTTATTGACCTAAAGAATCGCGGGATCCGTATGGAGCTTTGGGGTTTATCTCTTAGCTCTCATTCACTTGCCACCGGCTCCTATTTTTTTCTTGATATCGCCTCCTCGTTAAGGTCCGGCGACTATCTCGAAAAGAAATTCGAGGTCACCAGATCCGGGCTCCCAGCGTCAATTTGAAGGTGCATGGGATTCCAAGCTCCTGAAGTAGAAAAATAGTTATCCGGATAGGACCCAGCCACTCAAACGCAACGGATTCCCCAGTCCTTCGCCTGCAAGCCCAAGGACTGGGATTGCGCCAATATCGGCGCGGACTACGCAAGGAAAGTGAAATGCATCCTGGACAAACAAGATTCCCCTATCTGTTGATTACCAACAATTCGGAGGTGGTCGAAAAAGCCAAGGAAATCTCTGTCAATGGCGTGGCGGAAGTGAGAGGGGTCTTCACGTTCAAGGCAGACGCAGATTTTCAAACCGTCATGACCGCCTTGAGCTCAGGGGGCGGCGAGGTTGGCCTAATTCAAGCCTATGACTTGCAGTATAAGAACGCCGCAGGAGACATAGCTAACGGGCTAGGTCACTTGGGCTGAGCGATCCTGCCGCCTGACCACTGCAGCTTACCGCCGACCACCTCGATTTTTGAGCCTTCGGTCATCCGATAAGGGCCGCTGAGCAAATACTCAGCGCGCCCGTCTTGGACATCGACATCTACTGGATCGCGCTTAGGATCCTCGAAGCCTCTACGCCAGACGATTGTTGATGCAAATGGATCTGGTTGATTCATTTTTCTCTCCGCGGCGAACCGCATCAGGTGATTGACTGTACATTTTGGTGCCTGAGGATCAGGCGAGTACGGTCCAGCCATGGCCCACCGAACACGATAATCTCGCTCGGCCGCCCGTACAGGTGGTGTAGCAGGAACGGCCCGGGGCCGAACGTCTCATCGTGCTCGCCAGGCAGCGCCGGGTCAGTGCCGAGGAAGATCCCCGCATGGTTCGGGTGCACCGTCCGGCCGACTTCCATCACGACCATGTCGCCGCGCTGCGGCTGGTCAACCCGGTAGAACCCGGCAGCCTCGTAATTCGCCTCATAGAGACTGGTGTTGTCCTTACTCTCCCACCAGCCATCAGCGCGCTTGAAGGCTTCGAACTCAAGCCCCCACTCGCGCTTGTACCAATCGGCGCAGACCTGCCAGCAGTCCCAGGCGCCATGGACGAAAGGCCGCTTCAGCAGCGGCGTCTCACCCGTAGGCACCACGGTTCTGAGGTCGCCCTCGGGCCAGCTCAGAATGTGCCAGGGCAGCTCCGTGGCCTCGCACATCGCCAAGTCCCGTGGCGAGGGCCGGCTGGTGGCGTCCGGGTGGGAGTGAACGATGCCGATCACCTGGCCCAGGTCCTCCGCCGCGGCGTATTCCTCGGGATCGATGCGGAACTCCTCGTTCGGCTCGGTCGCGGTGTTTTTGCACGGGAAGTACTGCTGCTTCCGACCCACGGCCAGCAGAAGTCCGCAGCATTCCTTCGGATACTCGGCCGCTGCATGCGCCTGGATCGCGCTCAAGATGTGTTTGCGCATAGTCAGCTCCGGGCAATCAAAGAAACGGCGGGGAAGCCGCCAAAGGGCAGCGGATTACCCTCGCCGAAGCGCGGAATGCAGCCGCGGCCCAGCGTGGCATCGCACTCGTCCAGTTCCGGGTTGTCGGTGACCACGCCATCCTTAGTGACGTAGGGCCCGGTGTAGCCGCAGTTCGGCCCCCGGTACCCACCGGTGAGGCACCAATGGCACAGCGTCGTGGCCTGGCGCCCGATGGATTCGCCGCCCACGTCGCCCGGGCTGGCAAGCTCCCAGGTCACCGTTTCCCCGTCTTCGTTCGTCTTCTGGTCGATGTACCAGACCTCAATCGTCTCCTGGGTTGGGTCGGCCTGTGGGTTGCCGTTGGCGAAGTTTTCCGCGTCGAGGTACGTGCCCAGCGTGTGCCGCATGGTCAGCTTGAACTCGAGCAGGTCGTCGAAGGCCAGGCACAGGGCCGTGATCCGCCCGTTGACGTTACCCACCGACAGCGTGGGCCTTACCGCCGTGCCGTCACCGTTGGATTCGATGCCGTCGATCTGCATGGGCCAGGCGCCGTACTCGTTGCCCTGCCACCAAATGGACTTGGCCGGCAACTCATCGGCCGCCGCGCCAGCGGCGATCAACTCTGCCGCTGTGTGCGGGATGGCGTGCCCGTGGAAGCGCAACACGTCTGCCCCATAGTCGGACCCATCCAATTCGAAAAGCAGCACTTCGCTCCCAGGCTCAAGAGCCTGGATGTCACTGATCAGCGGCATGATTGCCCCTTATGGATGAAAGGCCCGCTCAAAGGTGGCCGTGATTTTGAATACGCCGCCCCCGACCGGGGTAGGAACTGGATTCACGCAGGTGAACAGACCCAGTTCGCCAAGCGGGGTCGTCCAGAGAAAGGCTTTGTTGCCGCCGTGACGGTCGAGAAAATCCATGATCTGCTTCACCCGAGCCTTCGAACCGCTGAAGGTGATCGGGTAGGAGTCTTCCTTGTTGTTCGGCCCGTCGCCGGCGGTTTGCTTGTAGCCGCCACCAAACCGGGTGGTTCGCACGCGATAGGTGATATCGGGCGAGTCGCTGTGCTGGGTGGGCCAGTTGAACGTTTCAATAGCCATCAGCTCCTCCCGTTGATGACGCGCCAGATCGAACCGCCTGGCTGCAATCCTTTGGCAATCGCCGTTTCCGCTTCGACCTTGGCCGCCTGCTGGATGCCTTTGCCCAACTGAGTCGTGTCTTCCTGGGTCGTTCCGCCTGCGCCTGTGGTCTGGACCGACACAGCGACAGGGAAGTTGTAGACGTTCCCGCCGCTGCTTCCACCGCCGCCGGTGACGGCACGCACGCCCAACTGGCCGCCAGCCGTCCGAGTCAGCGGCATGATCGCCTCCTCCCCGGCTTCACCCATCACGCCAATCCCTCCGCCGGCCATGCCGAACGCGGTCGGCTTGCTGACAATGGAGTTGGTGAAGGCACCGCCATTGGCGAACAGCTGCACGCCACCCGACCAGGCGCCGCCCTTGGCCTGAATACTCCCTGGGGTGAAATTCGACAGATCGACGTTGGTGTAGCCCGCCTGGGTTGCCCCGGCCGATGCCGACCCGCCACCGAAATAGGAGCCGGCGGCAGAAGCTGCCAGGCCAAAAAGCGCACTGAGCCCTTCCGAAGCCGCTGCCCTCGTCGCAATCCGTGCCATGTCCGCCAGCACGGATTTCGCAAAGTCCCCGAACGAGAACTTCCCAGTCATCGCAAAGTTCGCAACCGCGTCCTCCATGGAGCTGAAGGCATTGGCAAACAGCTCTCTCGTCTGCCCGGCCACATTTCGCGCACTCTCCAAGTAGTTGCTGAACGCCGAGGTTGCGCCATTGCGCCAATCGCTTTGAGCGGCGGACATCTGCTCGTAGTTGCTGAGCACTGTTTCGCTCAGGTCCCGCTCGCTTTTGTTGATGGCGTCTAGCTTGGCCTGGTATTCCTCGGCGCTCATGTTGCGAGCCTGGTCGGCCTTGTCGCGGGCCAGGTCCAAACGTTGCTGGTTGGCTCGGTCGGCAATACCGTTCAGTTCGCCGTTGATTGCGTTCTCACGGTCACCCCGCCCTACTCCATCCGCCGCACGGCTCCCAGCACGCCGCAGGGCGACGCTCTGCTGGTCCAGAGCATCGGTGTAGGTTTTGATCGCCAGGGCTTGCTTGGCGAGCCTTCCCTGCTCGTTCGTCGCAATAACTTCGAGCTCACTGTCGGCCTCTCTCTGCGCCTTGACCATGTTGGCCCGGGCGTCGGCGATCCTCTGGTCCAACTGTATGCGCTGGGCCGCCGACGTGCTGGCCTTGCCCTTGGATGCTTCGAGCGCAGCGATTTCAGCCTCGTAAGCTGCTGTAACCTCGTCGCGCTCGTTGCCGATAAGGGCTCGACGCTTGAGCAAATAGTCTTCCTGAGTCACCAGGCCTGCTTTTTGCGCCGCGTCCAGCTCCTTTTGGGCGTTCTTGTATTCGCCGAGGATCAGCGACAGTTGGTTCTTCGAGTCGTTGAACTCGGACATGTTGACCAAGCCAGCCGGCCCGGCCGCCTTCTTGTTGGCATCAGCGATTTGCTTGTTGATGCCCGAGACCGCAGCCTCGTACTGCTTCTGCAGGTCAGTGGAATACGAGTTATTGGCGATGTTCTTCTGCCGAGCTTTGTCCAGGTCCTGGAGCTTCTTCTCAAGCTTCTGGACCTGAGTCTGGGCAGAATCTGCCTCGCGACCGATAAGTTGCATGCCACTGACAGCCGCCTCCTGGCGCTGCTGATCAAGCTGCTTGGCCTGGGCACGATTCCGGCGCTCCTGCTCGGCGAGCATCAGCGAGTCTCTTTCGGCCTCAATCTGCGCGAGCCCCCGACCGCCGCCTCCTCGTGGGCCTGCGCCAAGGCGCGACGCGTTCTGGGCCTGGGCCTCAAGGTCGGCGAGTTTCTCCTCGTAGGTCGACTCACGCCCAATATCGAGAGCTGAATCCCAAGCCCATTTCGCGGCTTTGGCTACGCCCTTCCATGCACCTTCAATCAGGCCGAGACGTTCAGTTATCTGATCGCCACGCGACTGAATGGCATCAGCGAACGCATCGGTCGCCAGCCTTACCGCAGCGGCCTGCTCGCCTTGCTTCTCCAAGGCGGTGATCTGCTCATAAACCGAAGCAGTCAGGTAGTGATACTGCTCGTTGAGCTTAATCGACGCAGCAACAGGCTCTTTGGCAATTGAGGCGAACTGAGCAACCGTCTCCTCGACAGCCTTGCCCGTTGCCTCCTCCATGGTCAGGGCAGCCTTAGTGATCTCCTCGAAGCTGTAGGCTGCAATATTGCCGCTTCCTGCCAGTTGCGCCAGAACTGCCGCCGCGGCGCCAGTGGTGCCTACCGTGGAACTGACCTGCTTTGCCAGCGATGCAATGCCGTCGGCCGTGGTTCCGGCGTAATTGCCTGTCAGGACCAACGATTTGTTGTACGCATCCGCCTCTTGGCTGCCCTTGTAGTAAGCCAGCCCCAGGGCAGCCGCAGCGGCGGCCGCCACAGTGAACGGATTCACCAACCCGAGCACATACCCACCCAAGGCGCGGGCCGCCGGGCCGATCCCGCCGAACATGTCTTTCAACTGCCCGCCTTGCTGAAGCAGCACGGTCAGGGGCGCCTGGCCGCCTTGCAGCGACACAGCAATGTCGGTGAATTGCGCAGGCACACCGCGCAGCGCAGCGGCAGTCTGCTTGGCTGTGTTACCCGTGCGGGTCAGCGAGTCGTCAAACCGGGTGAGGTTTGTCCTGGATTGATCGATCTTCGCCTGATACTCGCTGAAGGTCGAAGCATCCAGCGCGCCGAGCTTCTTCTGCTTGGCGAGCTTCGATTCCAGCTCGTCCAGCCGGCCAAGGGCTTTTACCGTCGGATCGATCTCGCCGAGCAGGTCGGACAACTCGTCCGCTTGTTTCTTGATCGAGACCGACGCCTTCTCTGCGCTCCGGGAAACTCCCTCGGCGGCTTTCTCAGCCCGACCACCCGCCGCAGTGAGCTTGTCGAGGTCGGAGCTAGCCTGCACAGCATCGGTTGAATCGACCCTGATGCCGAGTTCAGCAATAGACGTCATGCGGGCTCCGTTATTTCGATTCGCTCATCACGAGCATGGCTTCAGCTTCCATGACGCGGATGTCATGAAAGACTTCAGAGAGTTCGCGCCGCTTTATGCCCAGCATGCCCGCGACTGGTGGGAGTGCGTTGTAATCCAGGCCGGACGCGCCGCCCATGCCCGTGCGCCACTGCGTCGACATCGCCTCGAACAGCCGAAAGGCTGACCAGTTGTCCGGCCAGACCTCGTACTCTTCCTCCGGAATGTCGGCGAGCGTCATGCCGAAGGCCGCCAGGTCTGCCTCGGACGGCCCCTGCTCGTACATGACGCGGGCGGCGCCGCTCAGTTTCCCAGGCGTGCCGGACTGTAGGCGCTCTGGTAGGCATCCAGAACGGCTTGAGGCGCGCCGATGCATGTGGTGACCAGCGCTGCCAGAGACTCATCCGACAGCTTCTCGTCGAAGGCCCAGCCTGCAACGATGTCCCGGAGCTGAGCTACCTGGATGCCGATCTCCGAGGCGGTGGCCTCCTGCCAACTCAAGCCATCTTCTTTGACCTTGCTGGCATGTTCGTCCAGCGCACTGTTCCACTTGTCAAAGAGAGCGGACAGAGCCAGGCGATCCAGGTATTTAAACTCGAACTCCACCTCTTCTGGCTTGCCGCCCACGCGCGGAATCGCGACCTTCGCCTTGAAGGTCGGGTTCTGTGAAATCTTGATCTTCGCCATGGTTACACCGCTGCCGAATAACGGGTTGGGCGGCCTGCCAGCGACAGACTGATAACGCGGGTCATCAGGTTGTTGCGGGACAGGGCCGGGGTCGAGGTGATGGTGACGTAGGCGTTGTAGAGGATCTTGTCGCCGTTCGGCAGGTTGAGGCGCAACACTCGCGTTACCTTGTCCTCGTCGGCAGCTTCAACGACAGCCACGTACGGCAGAGATGGGTCATCAGCCACCGTCACGGACATACTGATCGGGTTCTTGGTGGTAGGGATCTGTCGATCATCATCGTCAGCCAGGAAACCGAAGGTCAGGAATTGCTGGTCACCGCCGCTGGTGGTCACGTCAGTGATCTGCGAGATCTCGGCGAAACCAGTCACCTCACGCACCGAACCAACGCCGGAACCCGCCGGATACGGCTGAAGGTTGGTGGTGTTGATATTTTCCAGGGCGAAAGTGCCGGTGTCGCTGTCGGAGACCCGGGCGGCACGGTCGTTCAAGCGCGTCCAGCCAGAAGTCACGGCGATGATATCGCCGTCCGTCAGGCCATGCGCAGCAGCGGTCGCTACGGCTGGATTGGCGTTGCTCAGCGCAGTGACCGGGATCGCAGCGCCATAGGTAGCGGCAATTTCCAGGGTCGCGCCGTTGGGGAGTCGAAAGCCCATGTGATTTTCCTCTGTGCAGAAATGACAAAACCCGCTCGATGGCGGGTTCTGGGTTTGCCCAACGGGCGCATTACGGTGTGGTGTCGGCTCGATATGAAAACGAGACTGGAACGGTGTACGAGGTGTCGCCGGTGATTCCCGGGCCCTGGTCCACTGGGCTCATAACGGTTACGACAAAGTCGCCCTTTGTGTCCCGCACATAAAGCGGAAACAGGCTCGCCAGCTCATCGACGATCGGGTTGGTCTTGGACTTGCCGGTACCCGCCGGCGCGATGATGCTCACCTGAAAGATGCCGGTGAACAGGCGGTGATCTCCGCCGAGTGTGTTGCTCGCGGTGTCGCCTGGGATCGTAAACGCCCGCAGGTAGGTTTCATCCGCGGCTGGGGTATAGGCCATGTTCTCGAAGACGATCTTCAACTTCTGCGGCCTGGCGTTGTTCCAGGCGATGAGCTTGGCCTCGTAGATCGAGGCGATGATTGCGTGGCTCATACCTGGTTGTTCCTGATGGCTTCCAGCACGATCTGTTGAAAGCGCGCCACGGTGACCCGCACCATGCCGCCGGGGGCCTGGGTGGAATGGCCGAACTCCAGCGGGGTCGCGTAGGGCAAATTGTTGATGACGTAGGCCACTTGGCCGGCGGTGAAGTCGCCCATGGCAGCGACCAGGGCGGCCACGGTTTCAGCCCCGCTTGGATCGACCTCGTCGAAGGTAACGTTTTCAACCACACCAAGCGAAAGGTGCCAGTTCGCCCGGAACCGCCCCCCGACGTAGCCTTCTGGCGCGACGATGTCCATGCCATCGTTGAGCTTGCGGCCTTTCTTGAGCCTGCCGCCCTTGGTGATATTGGCCGGGTCACTGCGCAGCGCGGCATTGTGGTCGTCGACGGCCTTGTTGTACTGGGTTGCCACAGCGTTCTGAGCCCATATCTCCGGGTTACCCACGGGAGACATGCGGATCAGGCTGCTGCCGACCTCGATGATGATCTCGCGCACACTGGCGTCGATGGCTTCACCGGTCTGGGCAGCGAATTCGGCCAGGCTCAGGGCAAAGCTGCCGGACTGGCCGGCGCCCGCCCGGCTCATGACCGCACCTGCAGCTCATACAGGATCGGCGTACCGGCTGGATTGATCTCTTTCATCGGCGGCACGATTGACCAGGTGCGCCCCTGAACCATCACCTTGTTCAGCAGATCCGGCACCCACTCCAGCCCCTGCGCGGCGATCTTCAGTTTCTTGTCGCCCTGCTTGATGAGGCTGTTGTTCTGAAACTCCTGGCCGGTGAAGTCGAGGAGAATGCCCTGCGCAGTCTGCTCGATGGTTGCGCCCGGTGCCTCGCCGCCCGTCTCCGGGTCATACTCACCCGGCTCCGTCTTGCTGATGGTCACGGGCTGACCGAACTCTGCGATCATCTCTAAGGCCATCACGGCCATCTCGTCGTAGAAGGTCATGGAGTCTACCAAAGGACATTGGATGAATAATCAAGAAAAAGGCGACTATCTGCTGGAAGCAATTTCCAGTCTTGAGCGCGCAATGAGCGAGGGCCGCATTGCGGAGCATCCGTACAGGATGTCGTTGCGAGAACGAATTCGGCGGGTGCTAGTCGGCACCAGAGCCGAACGCCTAACGAAAGATTTTCAGGACAAATACGTTCCCGAGAATGGCGATTTTGCCATCCTCCCAGTAACGGTAATGGCTGGAGCCATCAAGGCAAGCAGCGAAAGCTCTCTAATAGACGTTTTCAAGGTAGAGATTCTGGAGCTTGAGGTGGGGCTATAGGTTTAGGCCCTAACCGCAAACAATCCGCGTCGCTGGAGATAGTCGGCAAACTGCGTAGCGCTCGGTCGATCCGGCGCCGCCGGCAACAGTCGGCCGCTGGTGTTCGGGATCGTCGCGTATTCACGAGTTACCGCACCCTCGACACGTTCCAGCGTCACGGCACCCTTGCGCTTGTCCGGCGGGTCGATGTCGTCCTGATGGATCTCAGCGGCGAGGGCCATTTGCCCATACTGGATCCGCGCCGGCAGGTAGTTGTCGGGCTTGATTTCGCAGTCCAGCTCAACACCTCGGCGCGGCCAGGCCAAGGCCTGATCGCTCGACATCTTCCTGCCCTTCCAGATCATGCCATCCATCACCAGGGCAGACCGGCGCAGCAAAGCCTCTTGCACTGACTCGTCCGCAGGAATAGTCACGCCGAACTTGCCGGCATACATGACCAGATCCGCGGCGCTCGCGTAGCTTTCGGCGTCAGGCTTGCCGGTACCGTCCTCGATGATGAGAGTCATGAATCAGCTCGCTGGAATGAGTTTCAGGATTTCTGCTTTCGGGGCTTTCGGATCGAACTCGATACCCTGAGCGGTGAGCCACGCACGCAGATCGGCCACACCCATTTTTGCCGGGTCAGTCTCAGCAGAACCGCCGGCTTCGATGACATCCACCTCGACCTTGGTACTTTTGTAAGCCTCGACAACGGCAGGCCAGTCCCCCACTACAGTGACTTTGGTCACGCCGGATTCCGGCTTGTCGAAGTACTGCGGGTTGCGATAGCGCTTATCCGGATCAAAATCCGACGTCTGCGCAGAGTAAGTCAGTTCCATGAAAATCTCCAAGGCGGCCCGCTGCGGGCCGCCAGGTGAAATAGACGCCGATTAAGGCGCGGACAGGTCGATCAGGACGCCGGCGGTGACTTTGTCGCTGGTGGCGTATTTGGTCCAGTTGGCACCGGCACCGATCGCCGCCAGGTTGGGGTTCACGCCACCGGTGGAATCCTTCCAGCTGTAACCCAACAGGTCCAGGTTGAAAGTGCCCTCGGCGCGGAAGCCCATCGCCAAGTTTTCCTGGGTGTTGATCGGGTAGGAGCGGAAGCCAGGAGCCTGGGATTCGGTGATTTTGATCGCGCCAGCCTGCAGGCCGAAGATGGTTTCCGCAGGGATGGTGTCCGATACCAACACCGGCTTACCCATGGTGCCCGGCTGACCGCCATAAATGACCACGCCGGCTTCTTCGTACACCTTTTCGGTGATGGCCTGGTCGACCATGTCGAAGTAGGTTGCCGAGTCCATGGTCCACAGCGCAATACGGCCGAATCGATCACCGAATTTGCGCATGCCCTTGGTCAGGGCCTTCTTGCCATCGGTGGCGAAACTGGCGGCAGCAACCATGTTTGGGTTGGCACCGATAGCAGCCTTCAGTGCTGCCATCGCGTACTGGATGTAGCCTTCCAGCACTGCATCGGCGTAATCGATACCGACCAGCTCGGAGAACTCTTCCGGCGAGCGCGCACGGCGCTTGAAGGCCTCTTCAGTGGTTTCGTACGGTCCATACTTGAAAGGCACCTTCACGCCGACCATTTCGCCCGAGCCAATCTTCTGGCCCGCTACTGCGGCGGTGGAATTGACGTCACGGTGGGCGATGGAACCGCCCAGCTTATAGAAGGCGCGCTTGCGCAGGTCGCCTTCGATCAGCTCGTTGTCGAGCACCAGCGCGCCGTTGGAAGAAGCGTTGAACACATCGATCACGTCCTGGATGCGCTCCAGGTAAGCGGTTTGGGCAAGGTCGTTGTAAACGATCATGTCCGAATTGACGGTAGTCGCCATGGGTTACTCCATTATTTGGGCAATTTCAGGTACGCGTCCTGGCCGTTTTTCGTGATGAATTCACGCTTGGCCACAGACGTCATTTCGGAGCGCTTCAGTGCGGCATTACCGCCACCCCCGCCCGGGGCATTGGTCCCTGAAGCCCTTGGCCACAGATGAGGTGCGCTTTCGCGCAGGGATTCCGCCCATTCGAGCGGAGTCAAAGGGGTCTTACCGTCTTTGCCCAGGATGGCTTGGCCTTCCTTATCGACAGCGACAGCCTCGCCCTCTTCGTTGAGCATGAACTGGCCTTTGGCGCGCAGGATCAGGTCGTCTGCGGCTTCTGGCAGCGCCCCGGCCTTGATAGCGGCGGAGCGGATGGAGTCGCCCAGGACTTTGTCCCGGAACTTCTCTGCGAAGGACTCAGCCTTGTCGGCGCGATCCTTTTCGGCCTTGAGCTGCTTGTCGAAGTCACCGCGCAAGCGCTCGGTGCGCTTGGTGAAGACCTCGTCGATCTTGCCCTCGGTCAGGAGCTTGGTTTCTTCGTCCTGGCCGGCTTTTGTCAACAAGCCTTTCACGGCGTTGAGGTCTAGGCCTTCAAACTGGGTTTCGAACTGGGTCAGCTTGCCGGTGGTTTCTTTCAGCTTTCCCAGCAGCTCGGAGTTCTTGGTTTTCAACCCAGAAACGGAGCTCTCAACAGCAGTCGCGATAGCGGCCTTGATTGCCGGGTTTTCCAGGTCGATTTCGTTTTCTTCTGCCACGTTGATGCACCCCTTGGGTATGTTTCGCCCACTTTGTAGGCAATAAAAAACCCGCCAGAGCGGGTTGGTTTTAAATTCGAGCTCGTTAAGATCAGTTGGGCTCACTACGATCTAATGAGCAATTCTTAGTCAAGGAACCTGTATGACGGAAACACACGCCCCCTCACCAACAAAAAAAAACCGCTTCCCCGAGGCGATATTTGCCGCCTGCATTGCTGCTTTTGCGGCACTTCTTGCCGCCGCTCTGACGTGGTATTCATCAGAACAGGCTTTGCGCTTATCCATCACAGAAAGCTGTGTCAGAAAGATTGATCAGCAAGAGAATGACCTTAGGGAAAAAACCGGCAAGTTCTTAGCACTGAATGCCGAGTGGCTTGTGACGTCGGAGAATCCAAATTTCAATATCGATGACTATTACAATGCCGGCGGAAAGGCCATTGCCGCTGCACAGGAGCTGTCCGTGAACGCGCCCCTCAGATTCGGACTGGCTGCAGTAATGGCGGGCGACTCCATCAGGAAGCGTATGAACGCCCACTCTGAAGAAGAAAAGTCAGCTGTATTGAAGGAGCTAAAAAGCGAAAACTATGACCTCTTTAAATTTTTCTTTGAGGAAATTAATAACCTTGATGAAAAACGTACAGCGTGCAACTTGCGAAGTTAGGTGATACCTGACCTTTGAAACGCTAGCGGCTCCAACTGCTTCATCTGCGCCAGGTTTAGTGGCGCGAAATTTCGATCAAGCTGCAGCTCGGCGAAGCGCTCTACGCTCAACCCGCCCTCGCGGAACAGCTTTGCCCGAACCGGTCCAAGCGCCACATCCTGGAAGGATGCCGGCTGTTGCTGAAGCCAGTGGTAGTAGTCGAGGCTCGCGCTGACCTGTCCCGCACCGTCAGCCCCGACCGAAGCCCTTGTAGCGCCCTTGGCAAACATCTCGCTGAGCTTGGTCAGCAGGACAAAGGTGGTGCGGCAATTCGGGTGAAACGGCGGCCGGGGCCCGGAATCGACCGGAAACCGTCGTTTGTCCATTGACCGGCATTGCTGACTGGTCTTGCTGTCCAGGGTGGCGACCATCTCCACCTCGGAAACGATGTCCGTGTTCGCCTTGGCTACCTCCATCCGCGCCTGGGACGACACATGCTGAATCGCAGTGTGAACGACCGTGCTGGCATTGCGGTTGGTGGCGGCGAGGATGCCGTCCTGGTAGCCCGCAGACTTGGTGCCTCGGATGTTGCGGATGATCTGGAAGTTGGTTTGGCCTTCGAAGAAGCCCTGCCGGATACTACCGGTGACGCGATCGCGCTCCGCAGTGGTCCAACCCCTGATGAACGACTTCAACAGCTTCCCGCCGCCGGTGCCACGCACGCTCAGCGGGTTTGTCAGCACCGCGGTGCGGATCGCAGCCGCCGTCGGCGCGACAACATCCAGCGAGACGCCAACCGGCGCTGACCGGGCTAGGCTCGATGCCTCAAATTCAGCCTCGTAGTTGGCGATGTCGATCAGGTCGAGGTTCAGCAGCGCGCTGTAGCGGTCGAAAATACCCAGCAGCAAACTGTCGACTTCCTTCAGCAGCGCCTCCAGACGCTTCACGTTGTACTCGGTCAGATCCGACTGGGTGAGTCGGTCGCGGATCGAGCGGTCGATTTCCTTGAGGAACGGAGCAAACTTGCCCACCTCCCCGGCTTTCAGCTTTTCAAGAAAGACCGCGTGCCGAATCGTAGCGTCAAGGACTGCTTGGTTTGCCGCCATTTACGTCACCTTCATCGTCCAGGCCCAGGCCATCGCCTTGCTCGGCAAGTTCACCATCGATCTGCTGGTCTGTACGCTCAGGCGCAATCAGGCCCAGCTTGCGCAGGTATGCCCGCAGGTCAGCTTTAGCGAAGCCACCGTTCTGCCAGAGACCGACAAGGGCGGTGATCATTTGCGGATCGGCCGTCAGCTCAACAAACTCCTGATTGACCTGGTAGGAGACTTTGCTGTCCGCAATGCCCATGTAGGCGCAGCACCACATGATCGCCCGGGTATACGCCTCGCTGACGTTGGCAACACAGCCAGCGAGCACCGAGGTTGAGGCGGACTGATCGCCGCGGGATTCGGTAGCGGTCTTTGCGGCGAGCGAAGCCACAACCATGCGCGCCCCGAGTTCAATCATCATCTGGTTCTTGTCGGCCATGGCCTCCTTGACCAATGTGTTCGGCAGCGGCTGCGCGTAACCGAACTGACCGCCAGCCGGAAGCATCATCGGGGCACGGGAGCCGACGTAAACGCCGTTTTTCTCCATCCAGTCGCGCCACTGCTCATCCAGGCCGCTGATCCATGGCTGCGCCTGACCACACCAGAACACGCTGTCTTCGTAGTCGGCACTGTTCCGGTAATGGCCCAGGTTGATCATGGCGATGTCGTACAGCGGCGACTCATCAATGCTCGGGTCGTTGTTCTGGGCACCAACGAACGTGAATGGAATCTCTTTCAAGCGCCCCGTGACGCCTACAGGTTTGAACTCAGCGACGACAGTCAGCGGACCGCCGCCTTTCGGACCAGACCGCCGCCAGACCCGACAAACAAACCCCTCAGGCTCAAGCGCCAGCTCGCGATACTGCTCAATCACCTTGAAGCCGAAGCCGTCCACCTCCTCCGGCGCCTCTCGCAGTACCACCAGGGTGAGCACGCTATGCCCATTCACCATGCCGGTGCGCCAGTTGATGATGTCCTCAGCGCAGTAGGACAGGATTACTGAATGCCCGCCAGCGCCGTCATCTTGGTGGAAATCCACATACAAGCCGTGCCGCCCGGCCTCAAGCACCTTCTCCAGCGTTCCCTGGGAGTGCTGGTAGATGCTCACCCCGGAGCCGTTGGCGTTGTCCTGCAAGTACTCCAGCTTCTTCGGGACGGCAAGCGTCGGGTCTTTGTGGAAGGCCAGGCCAAGCAGCCCGTTTCGAGTGTGCCCGGTTGCGTTCTTGAACACTGCCCGTTCGCGATATGCCTTGTTGCGGTCCTGGTTCTCTGGCGACTTGTCGTGGGCGTTGATGTACGGCAGCCGGTCGACAACACGGTGCTGGCCCGCGCACACGTCTCGCACAGTCGCCCAGCGGTCCAGCGCTTCCAGGTAGTCCGCCCGCTTGAAGGAGACGTCATTGCTCATCGGGCGTATCCCATTTTGATGGCGGTGACCGGTTTAATGATCGGGTACTCGCGATGAATGAAGTAACCAGCGCCGTCGTTGGCGTGGTCGTTACCTTGTGTCTTGTCCGGCTCGCCATTGGGCGCCCAGATCTGCTGCTCCAGGCCGTCGGCGTACGTTGGACAGGTGAACGGATTGACCAGATACCGCCGCTCGCCCTGTGCATTGCAGAACATGGCGTTCATGGCGTTGATCCGATCCTTCACCGGAGGGTTGGCCGCCGGCGCGATGACTGTGAAGCCTGCCTGCTTGAGCATGGCGATGTCGGTCACGCTGGCATTGACCGACTTCCGCGAATCCCCGGAGGCGTCCGGGTAGATTCGGATCTCGCAGGTCTTTTCGAAATCGTTGCCGTTGTGCCGCCAGTACCGCTCCTTGATGCGCTTGATCATGTCCGGTGTGTCGTAGCCATCCATCAGCTCATCCACGGCCCTGGGCATGCCCTGGTCACGTTTGACGTGGGTAATCGCCGCCATCTTCCCGACGTTGAAGTCCATGCCGATGAACAGCGGTTCGCCAGGCTGTACGGTGTCGAAGCACTGATTCAACTTCCGGTCATAGGCGTGGTAGATCGAGCCGGACGTCAGGTTGACGAACTGGCCGTTCAGGTATGCGCGGATCAGTTGCTGCGGGTACGACTCCATCAGCGATGGGATGTAGTCATCCGGCAGATTCAGCTCATTGTCGAACGTGCTGGCCTGGACCAGGCCGTACATGTCCCTGAGCGCCGGCTTCTCCCGGATCTGCTTCACGAACTGCTGATAGACGAACTTGAACCCCTCAGGGGTAGTGGTCACGTCTACGCCGTTTTTGAGCCCGGGCACGTTGTAGCGCATCCGGGCAATGATCTTGCGCCAGGCATGCTGAGCCTTGAGCGACGGCAGAACGTCGAGTTCGTCCACCAGGGCATGGCCGATCTTGAAACCGACGATGGTCTGCGGCTTCTCCATGGATCGGCAGATTGTCGTGCTGCGGTATTGCTTGCCGCTGTAGAAATCGACCTCTTTGTCGCTCTCCTTCGTCCTGACCTTTAGGCCCCAGTCGTAAGCGACCTCTTCAATCGTGGGGAAGAAGATGTCGCGGATCTGCGGATAGGTCGGAGCGAAGTAACCGGAGTTGATTCCCGGCCATTCCCATACGTGCTTACACAGCGCTGCGCAGCCCACCCAGGTCTTGCCAGAGCCAAACCCGGCCACGAACCCACGGAACTTGTGCGGGAGCTGGAGGAAGTCAGCCTGCGGAACATTCAGGCTCGGCATCCGGCTTCCTCGCATTGATCACTTGAACCGTCACGGCTGTTGGTACCGTGGGCTCTTCTTCGGCGTCAGCCTTCTTCTGTCGGTTGACATAGACGTCGCCGACTTCCTTCGCGGCCTGCTCCAAGATCTGCATGGCGAGGCCGATGTTCTTCATCGTCTCGGCCCGCTCGACAAACCGGTTCATGGCGCGCAAGCGGTAAGCACGATTCGCGATCGGGATCTCGGCGGTCTCCTCCCGGAAGCGGGCGCGCGTGTCTTCAAACAGCGTCTTCCACTTCTGGTTGAGGCTCCGCCCGACGTATTTTGTGGGGTCGTACGCCTCGCACTGTTGGCGAGTGACATCGATCCCGAAGGTTTCTTTGACTGAAGCCACCACTTGGGATGGCGTGTCAAAGCAGGCCAGCGCCTGTACAACAAAGGCTTTCACCTCGTCTCTGAGTGCGGCCATAGATGGGCATCCGTCAAAGTGCTGTCAAAGTCAGGCCGACTTGAGCAGACAGGTTCCGCAGGCCCTCGCAATGTTCAATTTCCCCACCTCAGCAGGACTGTTTGCAGCATCCACCAACGCTTGAACGTCAGCGCTCGCACCGTAGCGGCGGACCACACCGACGAACTCCTCGACGTCGTGGCCCTGGAGCTTGATCTTCGGGGCGCCGTCTTGGGTGAAGGCTGGCTGACCGTATTTGTCTTTGGCGTGGGCCAGGTGATAAAGCTCGTGCTCGATCAGGGCGCAGAACTCCAGGTCGCTGCATTGGGCGCAGTAGTCAGCAGCCAGGGTGATGATGAAAGCCGGCACGTCGCCGAACCAATCACGCATCTGTTGCTCCATCCGGGCCTTCTGCCAACCGCCGGCGCGGAACGCTACCTGTTCGGCCTGGCCCAGTACCGTACGACCCTGCTTCTCGAATGCTGACGATGCCCACATGACCCGCACGTCGGCGGCGATCAGGTGAGCATGGTCTTCGTTGTGGATGCTGCCTGTTTCGGCAAGGATCTCGGCGTGGAGCCACTCCCAGACCTCGGGCGCTGGTGCTAGCCGGATGCCGAAGCTGGTTAGGTCGGACAGCTCAAGCAGCGACTCAGGGGGCATCGGTCTGTTCATGCCGCCTCCCAGTCGGGTTGCTTGGTTGTCATTGGTGCTCTCTAAGGCTTGATATAGGGGCTAGATGCCGGTATTTGTGTCGCACTTCTAAATTTGCAAGGAAGCGTCATCAATGCGTCATACACGGAAAGTTACCTTCGCAGCCTATTTCCTCGCCATAGGCACACTCGCCGGATGTGTGTCCGCCCCCACATGGGTCAATAGAGGACCGATCGAAATTGTCACCCGTAAAGGGCTGCTGTCCTGCTACACGGATGCCAATTTCATCGACGGCGAAAGAATGGAGGGTACAATCTGCGCTACTCCCGAGTCGGGATTCTTCGGCGGTGGTGAACCAGAAATCTACTTCGGCCCATGGAATCGAAAATTTATGCGGGAACCTGCAAGCAAAACTACCGCAGGCATAGAGCGCGATTACAAAGGCAAAAAAGTAGTCCTTCAGTGCGACCCTGTTTTCGCAATGGACAACAAGACTGAAACAGGGCGAGCGTGCAAGGTAACAGTCAATGGTCAGCTGCTCGTCAGTGCCAACGTAGTGTTCAAGCTTTGAGAACTGTCGGCGCCAACCTCGCACAACGAGGCACCGCAATGAATAGTCAAATCGACGAACAATCAGTGATGCGCGCTGCTAAAGAATGGGCTTGCCGTACTGGTAAAGACGAGGCGTTGGCCGTTGGCAACGCCTCTTCTACCATGGCGGCATTGAAGGGCAAGCTATCCCAGGACCAGTATCAAGAAGCGTTAGAAAACCTGTTCCGCCAGTATAACGAGGCGTAGCCAAGTCATAACCGCGATTGCTGCCCACCTGATCGCGCCGCCCTCCCTCAGCTTGTGACCTCGTCATAGCCGGTGAGGTGGCCTGCCCGTGCCGCACTCACCTGCGGCACACCTACCCAGTCGCGCCAGCTCCAATGATGACAGTGCGGATTGTGCCGCCGGTACCAGTGTCCCGCTTTGCCGCCATCTGGACTGCCTGAGACGCAGTGGCGCCCATGTCCATGGCGGTGAGGGCGTGATCCGCGCCAGAGCCGATTGCGTAAATTGAGTCGAGCATGACCGGACTCTTCCAAAATCCTTCCTGAACCCCGGCACCGACACACCAAAGACCGTCACTGTCGGCAACGATTGCCGAGGCGTCGACTTCCTTGGTAACGACACCACCAAAATAGGCATCCTGAAGCGCGGTGTAGTCACAGGTCTTGCAGCACATGAAAAACCTAACACCCTTCACCTCATGGCACTTTTGATAGTCGTCATAGGTGATTGTGTTGCCGCTGGTGATCTGGGAGTCATAGGCGATCACGCCATCCTTGTACGCAATGGTCGTCATTTGCTCACCATCATGTGGGTTTGCGCGAGGGCGTGCCCTTGCAACTCGGCGACGATCAGGCCCTGAGGCAGGCCGGCGGCCTTAGCGGCGTCGATGGCCTCGGCGATCGCAACATCCAGTTCGGTCAGCGCCTTGTTGATGTCCTGGCTCATAGGGAGCGCGTGGCGAAGGCGGGTTACGTTGGTCATGCTCACTCCAGTGTCGCGACACAATTTGCTGATCCGCGAAACGTGTCGCGACTTACGATTTCCGCCGTTCGACGCCTCCCGGCGCCTTGTCGCAGCCCATGCAGTGCTCACAGTTCAGGTGACGGCAGAGCCAGGCTTTGACTCGCTGCCAGTAGGTGACCATGAACAAGTGGCGGATGCCGGCCAGGGCCAGGGCGATGTGCAGTGTCAGCCCGGCCACGGTCGGACCGAACAGGAAGCTGTTTTGCCCGGTGGCAACCACGTAGGCGCTGATGGCGATCGTCGCGAAGATCAGCTTCCCGAGGATGCCGTCCCTCACCTTTCCGCTCACCATGCACCAGAACGCCCACAAGGCAATCAAGCCGCAGGCGATGGAATTGATCAGTTCAAGATTCATGGTGGATTGCCTCCTCCGAACCGCTGGCGAATGAGCGCCCAGAGGTCAGCGGCTTTGATGGCCCGGTTGATTGCCAGCAGGAGCGAGCCGCCGAACGTGCCCAGGAGAAACCCGATACCCGCAACGGTGCTCGGCTCGGTCACGCCGAGGTAGGCGCTCACCATCCCCGTCAGGTACAGCGCGCAGACGATGCCGGTGAAAAGAAACTTGGCCCAGGCGCGCCAATCGGTCAGGTCTTCCTTATGCCACCAACTGGCAACGATGGCCCCAATGAGGCCCGCGACAGCCCATTCGGTTTTGTCGAACAGGCGATGCAATAGATCCATGCGCTCGACTCCGACTGTGCATGATTGAGAAAAAGATGGCGCTCTCTGAGAGGGCCTAAAAGGGATCAAACTAAATACAACATTTTTGTTGTATTAACACAAATTTGTTGTAGAATGGACTCATCCAAACAACGAGGCGAGGTGATGAAGTTCAGCGAGTTCAGACGATGGTTGAAGGCCCAAGGGGTGACCTTCGAAGCAGGCAAAGGAAGCCACTTCAAAGTCACCGCCCCAAACGGCAACAAGACAACCTTCGCGGACCACGGATCCAAGGAAATGCCGGAACCGACCCGCAAGGCGATCATTAAACAACTGGGGCTCTGAGAGCCCCTTCACCACATCTGAACGCTGGACGATCACCTCCGAGGAGTGACCCATGTACGACTTTGCAATTCGATTTGAACAGGACGCCACCGGTGTGGCTGTCTTCTGCCGGGACCTGCCAGAGCTGAACAGCTTCGGCGATGACATCGAGCACGCGATCCGTGAGGCGATGGACGCCATCGAGACCACCTTGTCGCTGTATGTCGATCAGCGCCGGGCGATTCCGTTGGCATCCGCTCCCCAGGAAGGCGAGCACGTTGTTCATCTGCCAGCAGTAACCGTGGCGAAGATTGCGCTGTGGAACGCCATGATGGAGCGGGATATGCGCAAGGCTGATCTGTGCCGGCTGCTGGGTATTGCTCAGACCCAAGGCGATCGCCTGGTCGACTTCCTGCACACTTCCAAGATGGAAGCCCTGGAGAACGCATTGGCCGCGCTCGGGAAACGCCTTTCGGTTTCGGTCGAGGCGGCCTGAATAGGTGCGCGTGTCTTTCCACGCCGTCCGCCAAAGCCTGGCCCAGCGTCGACGCCCCAATGCATCGATCTCGCCGTTCCAGTCTCGCGCCACCCCGCAAGCATGTGAGGTCAGGGTGCGCGGGCTGCCGGTGTTTTTTCCGTACGTCGCACTGTCCGGCAATCGACGTCCAGGCCGTCCCGAGGGCTGCCCTGGCTACAGGTAAATCAGAATGCAGGCGAGATATCGAAGTAGTAGTCCTTCCCTTCTTCGAAATGCTCGGCGTGGTCAGCAGCCACGTTTACGACGTATTCGCCGTAGGGTGTGTACTTGCCGTAGATCGCGTCTTCTTCCGCCGGATTGGCCGACCACACAGCGCCGAAGTGCAGGCGCGTCAGTGATTCCGTCGAGCCCTGAACAGGCCCTTTGGAGCGGAGAGTCATTTTGCAGCGGGTGATGTGGGTCATCGGTAGAACCTCGAACGTCGATGGGGCAGGAGGGTCTTTCCGGTCTTTCGCCTGCATCTGGGCAATAAAAAACCCGGCGCGGTGGCCGGGTTCTTATTCATCAGTCCTACACACGCAGGAATGACAGGATGGGCACATAATCGGCGAACCGGCAGGCCCTGTCAAGGCCCTCTAAGCGGCATCTTGATCATCGAAGATCACCCCTTCTTTGGTCAGTATCTCGCCGGCTTCGAGAAGCGCATCGTCCACCAACTTGTTCAGGCCATTGAATATCTTCCGGCGCCAGTCACGCCGAGTCCTTTCTGGCTTTCCATCCAGGTCCCATGTGTTCATGTCGTAGTTGTGCGCCGGCAGAATTATGATTCCTTCGCATGGTGCCTCCCGACGCTGCTTCAGTTTGGCGTTGATGGTCTTCTGGGCTTTCGCTGCCGCCGCCTTCCTCCAGGCTGGGGCATCATCATCGACCTCGATCGACACCTTCTCTACAGGCGCGCGCTGGGCGCCACCCAACTGGGGATAGGCCCATGCTGTAACTGCCTTGGTCAGAAACAGGCGCGGCGCCGGTGACGACACATGCGCAACGATCCGGCCGATGGCCCCTACCTTCGAGGCCATATGCGTCGAGTAGCAAGCGTTCAAGGCCATCCAGTGCTTGGGCGCCAGACATGAGTGCAGTCTGCCAAACACCCAGCAGTCCGTCAGGAATGCCGCTTCCTTGCCAACGATCTCCCCTTTGAGCTTGGTTGCCTGCACCTTCGGCGTGTAGTCGCACCCACCGGCGCTGTTGATCGTCTCGGACGCCAACGCACGGATTACTGCGGAAATAACGTCTCGATAGATCATGCTGCGGCCCTCTTGAGTTCTCTGGTCTTTGCCCGGTATTCAGCGGTCATCGCCTTCAATTCTTCGACGGTGTACTTCTTGGGCACATGAGGCCCCTCCAGCCACTCAACGGCCTCAATGCCAATTTTCTCGATCAGCCGGGGCCGATACCCCAAGAGGTTTCCGGACTTGCCCATGTTGCAGTTGCGATTGCATTGCAAATGTACGTTGAGGGGTTCGAAGCGGAGCTCTGGGCAGGCTGCGGTTGTTCGGTAGTGCCCGGCACAGTACTGGACGTCTGCGGTAGTGCCGCAACTGATGCATGGCTGGCCGATGTCACGCTGGCGGATCCATGCATTGAACGCGCGTTGCGTGTCCTGGAGATGGTCCGCCCTGCTCTTCAGCTTCTCCTTGCGGGCCTTGATCTCCCGGCGCTCGCGCTGGGCAAAAGACTTGCGCTGCTTCTCCTGCTTGGCGCGTGCGATGACGACGCCACAGTCAGGCGAGCACCAGGTTTGGAAACTCACTTTGGGGACGAAAGAGACCCTGCAGGTTTCGACGCGGCATTTCTTCGGGCGGGGCTTTTTTGCTGCCAGGCTCATACGAGAAACTCCTCGGTGCACCGTTCAATCCCAGTCCTTCGCTGAAACTCATTGCGCTTCGATACAGCAAGCAAATAGCACTGATCGCATGGAGACGCCCCAGCACGCTCTCCACGAAGAGCGGAGGCCCGGCGAAGCACATACATTCCGCAGCGACACTTGCAAGCCCAGCGGCCACTCTTTACAGCGGCAAGCCCAATTACCGTCAGTCGACCAATCTTCTTGCCTGTGAAATCTTCAAACGCTGGGTTCAATCGGTAGTCCGCAGGGATTGGACGGGTTTCAATCGGCAACGATGAGTCGACTGTTGTCGTGCATGGGCGGTAATTAAACGATTCGCCACGAGCCATTACGCGTGCGGCGGTCACGTTGATTGGCATTTCATGGCCTGGCTTCATGCCGCCACCTCGCTCAGCAGGTCGCTGAAGACAACGCCCTGGCCGGTGAAGTACGCGGCCATCCGGTCTGTGTACTGGATGCCCTGAGCGCGATTGAACAGGCTGGTCACCGGGAAGCCGTCCGGCCCGAACAGCTTGTGCTCGCCCATCAGGGCCAGCTTTTCCTCGTACGGCAGGTGGCGCATAACCCGGTACCAGGCCGCCTGGAATCCTGCGTCCTCGTTCAGCAGGATCTGGACACCGAAGTGAAGCTTGCAGTACCGCCGGGCATCGGCCGGGTCGCCAATCTGGGTCATTTCGGAGATCCGTTTGTACATCGCGAACCACAGGGCGTTCTGGTCGAGTGTCCGGTCCTTGCCCGGGCGCATGGAGACGACCACGAACTTCTTGTCTCGGTACATGGTGCTGAGCTTGGTAATGGCTTCGGAGAGCTTGGCCTGGCAGTTGACGCTGATCTTGTCGGTCATCACGCAGCCCTCCGCAAATAACGATCAAGCAGATAACTGCGGGGGATGAAGGCGTCAATTACGTAGCCATAGAGAACGACTTCGTCCTTCTCGCCTTCAGTGAGGGCCGCTACGTAGCTCCGCGCCCCAGGCAGACCTTTGGCCGGATCGAGCACCGTATACATGCCGTCAAAGCACTCACACAGAATCTGATGCAAGCCGCCCGGGTGGTTCAGAGATGGCACTGCGACCAAATAAACCCGTCACGCTCCATTTGCGGCAAGTCGGCCGTATCAAACGACTCGAAAGGAATGTTCAGGCGCTCTAGTGCCTGCCTGGTGCTCACGCGCCCAGCGAAGTACCAGTCGTGAATCTGAGAAATCACAACGTTTGCGGGATCACCTTTGATCATCGCCATGCACGTTGAGAAGCAGGTGTTACTGGTTGGCTGGGATTGGTGCATGATCAAAAAGCTCATTGCCGCTCTCCCTGGCCCATGGCTGCATTCCAGGTTTTGCACCATGCGCACTCCTTGCCAGCTAGAGCCCCGTTATCACCATCCCAGACTCCAGAGGTGGAATGGCAATGTCCTGGAGCATTCCCGTGCGAGGTGCGTGTGAAACGCTCAGCCGTTTCTCGCTTCACAGCGTCGACGACCTCCTGCCAGTTTCCGAGCTCCTTGCGCAGCGCCTCGTTCTCGGCCAGCAGCTCTAGCGCCACCTCCTCGAGCGTCTTCTCGCCCAGGAACTCTTGCAGTGCCTCGGTGTTGCGCTTCCAGTCGGCACAGTCAGCGCGGAATGAGGCGGCTTCGGCCCAGAGCAGCTTTTGAAGTTTGGTTTTGTCGAGTGTCATGTCCGTTGCTCTCCCGTTTTCTTGCCGAACTTCGCCAGGAGCTGAACGCGGGCCGCTACCCCGTTACAGGGGATTGCCTGGACCGCGAGTAGGCGCGCCTGGCGCTGGTTTGCGTATTCCTCTGCCAGCTCCACTTCGCTCTTCTGGCTGTCGTGACCGATGCCGACGGCGATGTCTTCCAGCGGCTTGCCCTGCATGAGCATGCGGATGGTGATGTCGTAGGCCCTGTCGAAGACCTTGCTGGCCTTCTCGGGGATCAGGTCGCCCAGGTTGTGCATCTCGCATTGCAGCGCGGCGTGGCGCACGGCTGGGTGCGACCAGGTGCGATTGCCGAACCGGCTCGGGTGAGCATTCACCAGCGCTTCCCTGAACGCCTTGTCGTGCGGCGGGATACCCAGCATTTCCGGTGTCGGCTGGCAGAGCTTGATGAACTTGCCAACACTCGGCGCGAAGTCGGTGCCCAGCGAGCGACAGCGCTCAATGCCGAAGCGGATCTGCTCCAGGGTGTTGATCTCGGCAACGATGAACGCTTTGATCCAGCTGCGTTTGGCAGTGCTCAGCGCGGCGTCTGTCGGCCAGGCCTGCTTCCAGGCTGGAAAGATGGCCTGCAATTCCTTGAACAGGGCATTGACGACGTCGACCGTGCCCGGCGGCAAGGTTTTGGGGATAGCGGGCATGGCCGGCGGCTTGTATCCGGCGACCGCGCTTGGCAGATCCTCGGTCGCGCCCGTGGCCTTCATGAGCTGCGCAGCGCTTCTCGGCGGCTTGGGCTTGTTGCTCATAGCGCGTCCTCAAGATTGTCAGCCCAGGTCTGGTCATCGAAGTCAGGGCCGTTGACCTGGCGCCGCCCGGGGAATGGGTGGACGTTGTTGGCGGTGGTTGTGTCGCGCTTCACCCACTTCACCAGCAGACTGACCCAGGACGCTTGCGTCTCGATGCGGCCAGATGCCGAGTAGTGGCAGACGAATGCCGCTGTGGCTTCGTTGGTAAACGCAGATACCGGGATTGCCATGCGGAACGCATAAGCCTTGAGCAGCTTCTCGTCAGGAACCCAGTCAAGGGTCATTTCGGTGGGCGCCTTCGGGGCGGCGGAATTTTCCTGCTCCGCGCGTAGAGTGTTGTGTTGATCTTCTCCTATTCCCTTCCCTTCCCTTCCGGGGTCAACCGGTCGGCGATCAGTCGACGACTCCTCGGCGAACTGTCGGCGAATGTTCTCCGACTGGTCGTCGAATTCGTTTTGGGGGCCTGGATATTTGAAGTTCTTTTTTTCGATCTTCTGGTGCTTCCAGCCGCGAACATGGAAATAGTTTTTGCCGGCCACCCAGTAGCTCTGGATCAGCTCTGCACCTTCCAGCTCGCCGAGCAGACCGCTTACCTCGTCGGTGGTGATGTCGTCGCCTGGAAACACCAGGGCCTTGATGGTTCTCGGCGCAAGCGGGTGGTTCCCGCCGTCGTCGCAGAAGTTCCAGAGACCAATAAACAACAGCCGGGCCATGGGGCGGCAGGACATCACCTGCTCACTCGACCAGAACTCCGGCTTCACAGTACGAATGCGAGCCATCATTCGACCCCCTTGAGATTGTGCTGAGCCCACAGGCCGGCGATCCAGTTGACGCCCTTGGGAGTGAATTTGGATTGGTTGTAGGCGTGGCCGCTGTCGCTGGTGCCTGCTTTGACTTCGAAGCGACCAGCATCGATATGGGGCTGGTAGGCCTGCCATTCACCGCCCATGCGGTACATGATTTTTCTGTCGAGAAGGAATTCGCGAAATCGCGATTCGTTGGCCTTGAGCAGCTTGGCGACCTGGCGGAAGCCCTTGAGGCCGGTCGACTCGACGTAGCGCTCCACGAAGGCAATTTTCGGCGCGGCCTCAATCAGGGCCTGATTAGCAGCTTGTTGTAGTTCGAACTGTTCAGCCCAGGCGCGGGCAGCGGCGGCGGGATTGGAGAAATCAGGAAGGGTTGCCAGAATGCGCGGGCCTTCCAGTTCCTTCAGTTTTTTCAGTACGGCACGCCGAACCGCTTTCGACTCACGCATGCCGACCAGCGTGCATTGATCAAGCGTTAAGCCGTAAGTGGCGACCTGATTGCCGTGCACGGGGGTGAAATATTTTTTCACCCCCTCCAGATCATCGCCGAGCTCATCCTCAACCCGGGAAAGGAAGTGATCGTTCCTAACCTTGGGCTCTCCGGCCTGCTGGCGCGCTTCGTTGATCATGTCGCGCAGCTCAATGGTGGAAACAATACGCGACACGTTTTCAGATCCGGCAAAACGTGTCGCGACATTGGCCGGGCTATTGATCGTTTGGTTTGTTTGGTGCATGATTTGCTCCACAAGTGTTTCAAGAGAGCCGGGCCGCAATCCCGGCTTTTTTTCGTCTCGAATTTGGCAGAGGCCCTCTGGGTTACCCCGAAGAGTCCCTGCCTGAGGCCCTCATTGGGGGCACCAGTTGAAGGACCTGGGCCTTCTTCCTTCCAACTTCGGAAAGCGCGCCACAGGCAATGGCGGTTTCTGTCATTTCGTTGATGGCACGGCTGAAGGTCCAGCCGTTCACGCGCATCAGCTCCTCCACCCGCTTTCGCGTCGGCGCAGGCAGCCTTTCAAGCTCTACGGTCATTTGGCCCTCCAAAGGGGCTTCAGCCCGCGATATCTTCTTGTTTGTCCTGCATCAACTCCTCGATCACGCCGTTGGCTACTGCCCACTCGATGATTTCGTACAGGTACGTCGCGTGCTGCATGCGGGTCTTCGTGGCGGCTCTACGCAGAATCCGATCAAGCACTGGTTCGAATCGAACCTTCACCGGGATGGCGCGCTTTTGATTGGGGTCCATGTACATGCTTCGATGCTCCTGGCTTCAGAAATGGAAAAACGACTATCGAACCGGCGGTATGACTACGCAGCAGCGTCTTGCTGACTGGCTTTCAAGGCGCCCTTGGTGATTCGCTCGATCTGGTACTGGCGCAACTCGGGCACCACCTCCCACTGACGGACTGCCTCATAGGTGACGCTGAGGGCCTTTGCCAGGGCGGAGATGGAGCCGAAATGCTTGATTGCTTGCGACTTGGTCATACCGACCTCCTTTGCTCTTCCTCATATTCAAGCATGCTTGTGTATTCAAAACAAGCATGCTTGACAAGCACTCTTGTAGATTGCATCCATGAAAACGACTGAACGAATCACAAAACTTGTTCTTGCCCGAAAGCCGGACATTGGCGTGCGGAGTGTGAAGCGAGACATCGCGACCACCTGCGGCATCAGTTATGAGGCTGTGCGGCAGTGGTTCGCCGGCGATACCGAGAACATCAAAAACGAGAACCTGATCGCGCTTGCCGACGGGTACGACACGACGGTCGATTGGCTTTTGTCAGGAAAAGGCGACCCACCTCGGCGCAAGAATGGCGCCCAAGATCGAGAAGTTGCCGAGGCAAAATCATCCGCTGACCTGGTAAGCGCGATGCTGGCCAAGCACGGAAAAAACCTAAGCGATGAAGCTAGGACGAAGATTGCTGACGCAGTGAAAGATGCTGCCCAGCACGTAGTCCTAGAGGATGCGGCTGAGGTCGATTATTACCGTCCGGGCGCCGTGGGTGATGAGGTGTGGATCGCGCACTACGACGTCCGCGCGGCCATGGGTGGCGGCCAGATACCACATGACTATCCAGAGATGCTGCAGGATGTCCGAGTAAGTCCCCAGCATCTTCGCGAGATGGGTGTCGAGTTCAAAGAGCATTTCCATCTGAAAATGGTGACCGGCTGGGGTCAGTCGATGGCGCCGACGATCAAGCACCGAGACCCACTGCTGGTCGACATCAGCATCCGGGAATTCGTGGGAGATGGGATCTACATGTTTTCATGGGAAGGCCATCTCTACATCAAGCGGCTTCAGTGGATTGGTGATGATCAGATCAAGATGATTTCCGATAATGATCGCCATCAGCCGCAAACGATCAGAGCGAGCGACACCTATATTCAGGCTCGAGTTCTGCTCGCTTGGAACGCTCAACTGCTTTGATGAAAAGGCGGAAGGCAAACGGCCATGACAGAGCGGCTCGGTGTAATATGGCATTTTAATGGCAAGCGTTCGAACCCCGATTTGCGCCGATCAACGCCATCTCGCCTTGCGGGAATATACCTGAGAAGATATATTGTACGAGCTAATAGTTGGCGATGACGCCACCGAGGATATCGAAAAGATCCTTGAGATAAATGCGCCAGCGGCCTATCGCCTAGGCGTATTTCTGCAAGAGCTGGAGTGCGATCAGGATTTGCTCGAGAAGCTATCTTGGGATCAGTACGGCGGCAAGCCGCATCTGCCGGAGAAGGGAGCAACGTTCAGCGTATCAAAAGTCTACTCCCTGTACAGAACGGGTAAGAATATTTGGAGGCTGAGGGATTTCGAGCTATCCCGAGAGGGATTTGAGTATCGGATTATCTACGCCTATATCCCTGCACAAGACCTATATTTCGTGCTAGCTGTCGTCGAGAGAGCATTTGACTATGATCCGAAACACCCTATTACACAGCGCGTCCTTGATGCCTATAACAAGCTTGAGGCCGAAGGGTGGTGAAACGGTAGGCACCGCCAGTGTAGGGGTCGTGCTGCAATTTGAGACCTCTGTCCTTCCTGTACCACTGGCCCAGAAGAACACTGCTTTTTCGCGCCTTATGGCTCGTCTTGAGGGAAGCGTTGAACACAAAGAGGGCATTGCTGGCGCCCGATCGTGGCTGGCTGACGATCTTCTGGTTGACGAAGGCAAAACGGTCAGAACACTGCGCTTGAAAAAAGGCTTAAATCAGACGCAGCTCGCCGAACTACTGGGCACAACTCAGGCTCAGGTTGCACGAATAGAAAAAGGAAATGTTGATCTACAGCGATCGACTTGCAAGAGGCTTCGTGAGGTTCTCGGCGTCTCAGCGGATGAGCTTGACGAGATGCTTGATCGGCAAGAAAAAATTTATCAAGCGAAGGCTAAAAAATGAACCGGTTTGCCTACTCTATTTTCTGCGATGACATTCGGTATGAGGTCAATAACAAAAGCTCGTACATTGGGATCATGGGCAACCTCATGTACATTCCAACGTTCCCCGCTGTACTGCCAAAATTGTGCGTCTCGGTAACTGCAAATACAACGCACGACCATCCGTTCGAGTCTCTCCAGTTCAAAGGCACCCTCGGTGAAACGGTCCTATTTGACGTTGCCTTAGAGAAGGAACAGTTGGAGCAAATGCACGAGCAGGCTGCGAATCAAATCGATGATGCCAAAGGGCTTTCCGCGCAAGCTATGTTCGTGCTTTCGCCATTGCATATCCAAGAGCCAGGCAAAATCAAAATTTCCGTGATCGCTGACGGAGTAGATCTGGAATGCAATGGCATGCAGATATCGCCAGCTCCAGAGGGCATGCAAATTATTTAATTTGCTAGTGAGCACGCTAAAGAAGAAGCCCGCCGATGAGCGGGCTTTTTTGTACCTATCAAAATGGAGCAGGCTCCTCCATCGCCACTTCAAACAAATTTTCCACCTCAGCGACTCGCTCCTCCTCGCCTTGAGGGTCCCACCTAAGCGTCACTGACTCGTCATCGTTGAACGTCATGTCGATGCACTCTGTCTCTGACAGCAATCCCATCACCTCCTCCCACTCCCTTTCTCCATCCGTGTCCAGCCGATGGATAGTCACCCATCGCTGAATCTGCGCGACCGGGTGATTGATCATCGACGACACCCTGAGCGATAGCCGCTCCAGGCCGGTTAACACTTGGCGATCCTTCTGCGACCGGCTCTTTTCTTGGCTACTCATACCCAACTCCTGACTACTGGATGCGCATACAGTATTAAAAATAAATACAAGTTTGCTTGCATTCAAAACACCAGCATGCTTTTATAAATGCAAGTCCACTTGCACTTGGACAGGGCCTCAAGAGACCCGCCGCTCTTTAGATTTACCGCTCCATCTTGCCGGATCACCACCGGCCCAGATTCGAAGGCAGCGATGAACCGGCCTCAACGGTTCAGAGGGTTGGCAACTGACCCGGGCGTGCAGCGTAAAGCGCCGAAAGCAGTTATCCAGCGGGAGAACAAGCCGAAAGGCCCGCGGCTGGAGGAACAATTTGAGATAGGCCGATGACCGACGCCAGTAGCGGGTCACGGCTGAACATTTCGCTGATGCAGCTTGGCAACAGGCTGCATTGGGAAGTGAGGAGGAATTACTTTCTCTTGCCCAGACCCGGCGCACCGCCAGGAACCACGCTTACAGACGAAAACTCAGTGCACGATTTGCTGCGAATACCGAGATCAATAGCTTCGGATAATTGTTGGCAATGCAGACACTGCACTGGCAAGAAATAGAGTTCTGGATCTGGATTTGTCGACTTTCCGCAGTCCTTGCACATCGCTGTTGCTGGCGGTCTTTGAGTTGTTTGGGCGGTTACCGGCCTTTTACGCGCTGCTTTTCGTCGTGCGGCGCGTTCGGTTTTTCGCTGGAGCTTTTCAGCTTTCGCCGCTTCTTGCTTTTCGGTTACGTCCAGTTGAGCAAATGCCTTTTTCAGCTCATGCGTAAGCAGATCGAAATCCATCAACCACCCTCCTTTGGAGCCCAGATAGTAGCACCAGTCCATGCAGGCTCTGGAACCTGCCGGACTCCCCATATGGGAGGACGCCAAACCATGCAAGCCAGCCGGCGAAGAACACCGAACACGAAATGTGTGACGCCGGCCAGGTGGGGAAACCGCGGCGACGCGCATGGGGCGGATAGCAACACGGAATTTTTCACTGATGCACCTGGGCGACCGGGTGCATTGGGAAAACAACCGGAGCAAGCGAAATGACCACAATTATTAAAGACAGCTTCGAGAGCGGCGCCCAGGTGAGCATGGCGATGGACAAGGACGCGGGTGAACTGTTCGTCTTCCATTGCCCGGCAGGCCAAGGATGCAAGGTCAGCAAATGGCCTCTGGACAGCTACCACATGCCAATCGCGGTGGCGCATTACACGGAATGCTGCGAGCTGGAGCGCGCCGACTGAACAACCAGCGCCACGACAGCCTGTCGTTAACTGCCCGATCCCCTGGTTTTCCCCAGCACCAGGCCGTATCGGAGTGTGATCTGACCGACCGGCTGCACTGGATCGGCCTCAGGCATGAGGGCCAAACAGATCACACCCCGATGCGGACGAAACTGCGGCCTATAACCGCCCACCTGCATCAAGTCCCGTAGAGCCCAGTAGCACAGGGACTCAAAACCCTGGGTCACGGCCAGCAGAGGCTGGCGCCGGAGACGTAACCGGCCCCCCTCCCCGACACCACTCGCATGCGAACTCCCACGGCGCCCTCCGGCAGCTGGCCGTGCTGTGAGTTCGCAGCCGAGTTTTGTTGGATCAACCAGGAGCAAGCCATGAGCGAACAACTGACATTGGACGGTCAGCCGATCGTCAAACAGCCTCTTCCACTCCGCGTGTTCATCGTGGAAGAGCACGACTACTACGCAGCCAGCACCGCCGAGGAGGCCGTCAGTCTTCACGCCAAGATGTGCGAGCGAGATATCGAAGATATCGAGGCCAGTGATTGCGAAGAAGCAACCGGCGCCCTCTTGGACAAACCGTGGGTTGATGAGGATGGCGCCCCGCTTGGCACGTTGCGTCAGTGGCTCGCTCAGGCAAAAGGCCCTGAGTGGCTGACCGGAACCGAGTAACGCCACCCTGGAGGCGACCATGAACGCAGCACTGAATATCTGTCAGGCCATGCACGACGCAAAGTCTCCGCCTCCGGTGAGCGAGAGCCCGCAGGAACTGGCCCGGGCTGAATGGCTGTACAACGCAGCCGAGCAACTGTCGCGGTTCGGCCAGAGTGTGGCTTTTGTAGGAAGGGGGCAGGCTAAAACGGTTTCCTCGCATCAATTCACCATGGCTGTTGACGAGTACGTCAATGCCAGGCTCGCGGATTGCGAGATCGTAACCGCATCACTTGGTTACTTGGTGATTGCAGCCATGAGCGGGCAATGCAACAAGGTGGCCGCCGCCGAACTGCTTGGGCCAAGCGATCACCCCCTGGGCAAGCTCGGGGAAATTGCGGAAGGCCTACTCCGCCCCCTGGCCGATGACGCCCTGATCGCCCAGGCAGAGGACAACGAGCTGTGAGCGCTCACATCGCTATCGACGAAGCGCTCGAAGCCCTTGAGCACGCCGGCGCGCAGTACCTGGACGACTCGCTCGCAGAGGGCCTGATCATCCGTCACTTCACCGCCGGCGATATCACCCCCGAAGAATTCAAACACTACAGCGCCCGTCTGCTGAAGATCAGTCGGCAGCGCAAGGAGGCGTCATGAGCACTGCACCGGTTAAATCCCTGATCGACGAGCAGATCGAAGAGCTGCCCGCCGACCGCATGATCCTGGCCTTCACCCACGAAAAGTGGCTGGGCGCCCTGTCGCTGGCTCATGACGCCGGCATTCCCAACGTCCATGCCTGGTGTGGCCGGGCCTGCCTGTGCGGTGAATGGACCGTCGCCTACGAGGTGAAGGCGTGAGCTTCTACGAAGACAGCATCGCTGACGGCAGTCACTGCATGAGCTGCTGCCAGTTCATCGGTGAGGACGTTGGTTTTCCGCGCTGTTGTCGTAACTGCGGCGGTGAAGGCAGCGAGCCCAACCCAGAAGGCCATAAACAGCGCATGAAGGCAGAAGCCATGCAGCGCTTCGACGGTTGGCTGGCCCGTACCGGCATTGCTCACAAGAAGCACAACAACGGCTACCACGTTGTGCTGACCCTTCCCGATGGGCGAATGATCGACTGCTGGCCCAGCACAAAGAAATGGCAGCTTCGCGGGCAGCGCATGAGCCGTAACGGCAAGGCGCTGCATGAATTGGTGCTACAACAACTGAGGCCCTGGACATGAAATTCATCACCTGGATCTTCACTGCCCTGCTCATGACCATGCTCGCTTACGGCCTGGTCCAGGACCGCCGCAACGCCTGCGATGTCCCGCAACTGTCCCAGGTGCTGAAGTGACCAGCCGCCAATGGGCGCGCCGCGTACTGATCTGGCGCGGATCGTTCTCTGCCCTCGCCTTCTTCACCTTCCTGATGCTGCTCAGCGCCCTGGCTGATCGCATCACCGCCTAACTCAACTCTTCAAGCGCTGCGCACGTCGCGGCAAGGATTCGCTCGTGTCCGATAAAAACATGCAAATCTGGAGTCGTGTCGAAAAGACCGATACCCGGTTTACCAAAGACGCCAAGGTCGGCGGCCAGCAAATCACCAGCCTGAACGGCACGGCCATGATCATGAAGGCCACCGAAGTGTTCGGTCCGGTGGGCATCGGCTTCGGCTGGAAGATTACCGAAGAACGCTTCGACAAGGGCGCCGAAATGTTCGTCGGCGAGGGCGACAAGCGCACCAGCCTGGGCTTCGAGCTGAACCACACCGTGAAGATCCTGTTCTGGTTCAAGATCGACGGCGAACGCGGCGAGCTGGAGCAGTACGGCTGCACACCCTACCTCTACAAGTCAAAGTTCGGCACCACCACCGATGGCGAGGCGCCGAAGAAGTCCCTCACCGACGCAATCAAGAAGTCCCTGTCAATGCTTGGCTTCAGCGCCGACGTGTTCCTGGGCATGTTCGATGACCGCGACTACGTCCAGCAGCGCCAGGAAGAGGAAGCGATTGAGCTGGCCGTCGACAAGGACGCAGAGATCGCCAGGCAGGCGCAGGAGCGGCTCGACTATATCAAGTCGGTCATCGACACCATGCAAGGCGCCAAGACCCCGCACGAACTCAAGAAAATCCACGACGTAGCCGTCCGCCAGCTCACTTTGCGCAAGGACGAGAAAGGCGCGGCGCGGATTTCCCTTGAGTGGAAAAAGCTCTCTGAACCGAAACAGGAGACTGCAGCATGACCCAGCTCTACGCGCTCACCGGCAAGCTGGCCGAGCTTCAAGGCATGGCCGACACCGACGACGAGGGCCTGAAAGAGGCCTTGCAGCACGCCATGGACGAGATCCAAGGCGAGTTCGAGGTGAAGGCCGAAAATATCGTCATGCTGCGCCGGAACATCGAAAGCGACGTCACCGCGATTGAAAACGAGATTGAGCGCCTAGAGGAACGCAAGCGCGTGAAGACCAACAGTGTGTCGCAGATCAGCGACTACCTGCGCCGGAACATGGAGGCCGCCGGCCTCAAGTCCATCAAGCGCCCGTTGTTCACCATCACCCTGGCCCAGGGCAAGGAAAAAGTAATCGTGGACAAGGAAGACGAGTTGCCAGAGGACTACGTCGTCCCGAAAACAACGTTTGCGCCAGACAAAAATGCCATCGCCGCCAAGCTCAAGGAGATCCGCGAGCACAACGAGGCCGTTCGCAAGCGCATTGCCGCTGGCGAGGACGCCGAGCACGAACTTCTGCCGGAGCCGACCTGGGCGCATCTTGAGCGTGGCGATAGCTCCATCCGCATTAAGTGAGGTCACCATGATCAGCAACCACCTCAGCCTGGTCGAGCACAACCGGCCTCAGGCGGACGCCCTCTCCGAACAGGTCGCCCAGTTCCTGGCGGCCGGCGGGCGGATCGACGAACTGCGCAGCTCGCCTCGAAATCCTCTGCCACCTCCCCGCTCAACCCGGATAGACCCTGAAACGGTCCTCAGGCGCAAACCACGAAAGCTGACCCTGGCCGAACGCCGGGCACTGCGCAAGATGACGGAGGCGCTATGAGCAAGCGCAAACCATGCAACCGGCGAGTCCAGTTAGAGCGCAGCATGCGCGCCCTGGTCAACACCAACCACGCAGCAGTGATCAACATCGACCCGAGCGGGCTTCAAGTGATGATCAACTGGAAGAACAGCAAGCAGATCCTCTCAAAGCCGGTGGCTGACGCGCTCTGTGATGTTGCTCACCGCTGGACGATCTACATCGCCGGCATCTGCGTTCGCCAAGACGGCGCCCAGTACATCAAGTCAATCGACATCAGGCCAGACGGCGTGCACATGGTCGAAAGGCTCTCAGATGTCCTGGAGCATTTCTACGAAAAGGTGAAGGCCGACTGTAACCCGAATCACCGGATCGGCATGGGCTGGCTGGCGGTGCCCGGCGATACGCCGGTACCCGAGGCGCGACTGTCTGCACTTCTGGCTGCCGTCGGTGCCTGGAACCAGGTGAAGGTAGCAGCGTGAGACGGTTTCGCATCCAACAACGCAAACGACAGACCTGGCTGGATTTGCCGGCCAGCGGGATTGAAGAGGTAGGCCATGGCGAAGACCGGGCAAGAACGATCAGCCAAGGCGGCGCTGAAACGGATCGAGTGCGACGAGAAGGAATTGCGGCACCGACTTCGGAGCGGTACACGGCAGAAGCTGGAGGAGTTGATGACCTGGAACGGCATCGAGGAAATAAGCGAGGCGGTGCAGAATCTCATCCTCAACGCCCATGCGCTTGGGCCTACCCTCTCCTACCAAGCCATCGAATGCCCGCGCCACAAAGTGCAGATAAGCGAAAACGTGGCGCGGATGTTTCGGAATGAGAGCTTGGCGGAATTAAAGCGTGATCCGGGTGACGAGGTTATAGATCCAGATGTCTCTCAAGCGGCGCTCCGTGTTCAATAGTCCCGAACCATTCGAACTGACCGATCGTTTCTAGCGCCGTATTCAAAATTTCTTCAGCAACATCGTCGAACTGCTCGACGGATGGGCAGAGCTCGAAATTGCAACAGCAACTATTCGAGTCATAGAACAGGCTGGTGACACGGTTTTGTAAATCCTTTTTTGCGATCGCGACGCAAAAGTTGAGCATCTCGGCAAGCTCATACGCCTTGCCATGCCTAGTACAGATGTCGATCCCGTATGCATTCAAAGAATCAACCGAAACATTAGGCTCGCGCATTTTTTCCTCCTTGCCCCGGCCCCATGCCGGCTCCTCCTAATACCCCAACCCAAACCAAATTGCCACCACCGGTCACGGCGGGCGGCGCCTACCCGAGGTAAACGCAATGCCTGTACTCCACAGCGTGATCCACAAAATCGACAAAAAGCCTGATGGCAGCCCGGCGGTGCTGTATCTCGGGGCAGCCGAGCAGGTCGATAGCCAAGCCAGGGACGACCTGGTACAGCAGTTCAACGAAAGCTACAACGCAACTGCCGGCAAGGGCTGGGGCTTGTTCCATGCCGAATCCGGCGCATACCCGCTCCGTGGATGGCTCAGCAACTACCTGGCCGGACGCGATGACTTTCTGTCATTCACCACAACGGCCGTCGAGCACCTGACCAAGCTGATGGAGGAGTCGAACCTGACCGTCGGCGGACACGCCCTCTTCTGCCATTACCAGCAGGGCCTCACGCAATACCTGATCATCGCCCTGGTGCAGGAGACGGAAGCGGTTACGATGACCGAAGAACTGCACCTGATGACGGTGAAGCGCCTCGACCTGGATCACATTCGCCTGGCCGCGCGGATCAACCTGAGCGAGTGGCAGAACAACCCAGAGTCGCGCCAGTACATCTCGTACATCAAAGGCAAGCAGGGCCGCCGAATCAACGACTACTTCCGCGACTTCATCGGTTGCCAGGAAGGAATCGACGCCCCGGGCGAAACGCGGACCCTGCTCAAGGCCTTCAGTGACTTCGTTGAAAGCGAGGATCTTGCCGAAGAATCCGCTCGCGAGAAAACCCAGGCACTGGTGAGCTACTCAATGGCCCAGGCCAAGCTGGGCGAACCTATTACGCTTGATGAACTGTCGGAGCTGATCGACGAAGACCAGCCAAAAAGCTTCTACGACTTCATCAAGTCGAAGGACTACGGGCTGTCCGACACGTTGCCGCCGGACAAAAAGACCCTCAACAAATTCCGGCGCTTCACTGGCCGGGCCGAGGGTTTGTCGATCAGCTTCGAGCAGCACCTGCTCGGCTCGAAGATCCAGTTCGACGAAGCCGGCGGCACGCTGACGCTGCGCGGCCTGCCAACCCAGCTTACGGAACAGCTCAAGCGCGCAGCAGGCTAACCAGTTAAGAAGGTGACCTCAAAGAGTCATCACTTTCCATAACTTCAAATGCATGCGGCAGGATGTTGCGAAGGGCACCGCTCAAGCAAAGCGCATGCAACATCTGCCTTGCGCCTGCCATAGCCTCTTCACCGGTGCGGAAGGTTTCAGGGGCGGTGATCGTTTTTTGTCCGAATTCGGTGCCAACTCTGATACGGACGTTTGCCTCTCCGCGCCAAGGCTGGTCACCTTCCTGAGAAGCCGAAAGCCAGTATTTGACTCCGTCAAATTCTTCAAAGCCAAGTTTCATTTCAACTCCTTGATCCGGCTGCATGCCGATTCCCGTAATACCCAACCCAACCCAAACTAAATTGCCACTGCGCGCAGCACCACGGCGGTCAGCGGCGCGGAACGTCCTGATCCACTCGCTCCCCGGTGCTCATGTCGACTATGATCATGTCCCACCAGGTGTCGCTGGGGGCGGTTGTAAGCTTGTATAAGTGACCAGAAACAAGATCAACGTCTCGGAGCTTTCGATCCAAAGAACTGGCAGTGCCTACCCAATACCTCAGCTCCAGTCGATGCCTGCCGGCAGTGAGTCGATATTCTGTTTGGGTAGCGAGTGCGAAATTCGTTTTCCGGCCGTCAACTGTCGCAATGAACAGTGACTTGTCTGTTAAGACGATACGCGCAACGTCAGAATCCGGCAGCCCTTCAGCTGCTTTTTCGGTGTAGGAGATACAGCCACTGGTAACAGCAATTACCAGAGCAATTGCTAAGACTCGTAGCGCCCGCGCTTTCAACATATCTGCGTCCAGATCCATATGGAATTAACGCAGCATTCAACCCCAAATCAAATCACATTGCCACCACCGGTCACGGAGGGCGGCGCCTGACTGGAAATCAACCATGACCCCTTCCCACCAGATCCTGGTCGGCGACTGCCTTGTGCTGTTACGGCAGATGCCAGAGAACAGCGTCGACAGCATCGTGACGGACCCGCCCTACGGGCTGTCTTTCATGGGCAAGAAATGGGACTACGACGTACCGGCGGTTGAGATTTGGGCCGAGTGCCTTCGGGTGCTCAAACCCGGCGGGCACCTGCTGGCCTTTGCCGGGACGCGCACGCAGCACCGCATCGCGGCGCGCATCGAGGACGCCGGCTTCGAGATCCGCGACATGATCGCCTGGGTGTACGGCTCGGGGTTCCCGAAGTCCCACAATCTCGACGGTGAACATGAAGGATGGGGAACGGCGCTCAAGCCAGCGCTAGAGCCGATTACTGTTGCGAGAAAGCCCTTCCCTGGCACCGTAGCTGCTAACGTGGCCGAACACGGCACCGGGGCGCTGAATATAGATAGCTGCCGTGTACCCACCACCGAAGACACGGCGCGGATCAGCAACGGGGCAATGCGCGGTGGGAGGTTTGCGTCGGGTGTCTCTACGCCAGGCCCCATGGGCGGCGGCCACGACGCAGGTCGCTGGCCTGCAAACCTTATCCACGATGGAAGTCCCGAAGTCGTGACGTCTTTTCCCAACGCTCCGGGACAGCAAGGCGACCTCCGTGGGCACAGTCGAAACAGGGTATCTAAAGGTGTTTTCGGCGATATGGGGGCAGCTCGAGATGCTAAAGCGCGTGGCGATATCGGCAGTGCTGCGCGCTTCTTCTACTGCGCCAAAGCCAGTCGAACTGATCGCAACGAAGGTCTCGACAGCAGCGTGCTCCCCGCTGTCACCGCAGGCGCCACGATGCGTGATCGTGAAACGGCGGACTGGCCCAAACGCAACGGAAACCATCACCCAACGGTGAAGCCCACAGAGCTGATGGGTTACCTGCTTCGCCTGGTTACCCCCCCCCAGGGCGTCACTCTGGACCCGTTCATGGGCTCAGGCAGCACCGGCAAAGCGGCCATGCGGGAGGGTTTCAGCTTCATCGGCTGCGAGATTGATGAGAAGTACGCAGCTATCGCCAAGGCGCGCATTGAGCACGAAGTCGCCCGCCAGCAAGAGCAGCAGGCCGAATCAGATCAGCTCGATCTGTTCGGCACCGCCTGACCCTACCTCATGCGGTGTTCTGGGTCTTCACCATTCAATCCTTTTTAGGGGGCAGTCGTGGACTCATATTCACCAGGGTTTTCGCGTGGTTTCTCATTCTCGTTACGAGATATGATGGGTGATACTTTTCGAATGTTTTTTCGGGTAACTCTGGGGATATCCATTCGAAAAATACAAGATGCTCAGCTAGGGTTTTGCCAAACATAGCGTTCAGCAGGACTTCTCCCTCAGCATATGAAGATGACTTAAAGTCATCGAAATTATGCGCTACGAACTTATTTCTGACTTTGACTAACTCTTTTTCATCGGCGAACTGTCGGAAGAGTTTGACCTGCTGCCGAATGTCCTCGGGGTATTCCCGTATCTCCCTCCCGTAATCCTTTAGTACATCGTGAAGCTTCGTTAGAGCGAGAACGGCGGCGATTTTGCTCATCCTAACGATCCCAAAAAACATATCTCCTTTCGGATCGACGTCCGAACGAGTGAGATAGTCCCGTACAACTTTCGACGGCGTCACCAAGTCGTAAATGAGGTCGTTTAGCAGCCAACCTAGATGTTCATTCCTATCCATTTATTTCTCCTGAACCGAGAAGAAATTGTAATGAGGAGGCATTGCCATGCCTACAGAAAAACGCTTCCCCAAAAAAACCAAGGCTCAGCAGTTCATCGACAGCATGATCCAACACCGTGGCATTGAATTCGCCAGGCTGGGCATGATGGTCGAGGTGGACGGAGACCTTGGGACGATCGTTGGGATGAACAGCTCCGCGAACCTCGACGTTCAGTTCGCCAACCAGTTGCGGTACGGGAAGCACGTACACAACTGTCACCCAACCTGGAACGTGAAGTACTTCGACGCCACGGGCAAAGTCATTGCCCAGTTTGACGATTGCAGGTGTGTGTTCCGTCCTGTCGCGGAGGCAGCATGAAGCGCATCTACCTCAGCGGCCCCATGACCAACATGCTGGACCTGAACTTCCCGCTGTTCCACACCACAGCCGCCAGCCTTCGCGCCGCCGGCCACACCGTCACGAACCCCGCCGAGCTGAACCCGGAACCCGGGACCTGGAGCGAATGCATGCGCCGGGACATCAAGGCGCTGATGGACTGCGACACCGTGGCTACCCTACCTGGCTGGCAGGACTCCCGCGGCGCCAGCCTTGAGGTGCACATTGGCAAGGCTCTTGGCATGAAGGTTGTTGATGTCCGAGATCTAGTATCGAACGATCTAAAACTAATGAAAGCTAAGCAAAATCAATCTCAGGGAAACGCTTGACCCAGTCTTCTATGACTGGTCGCAATGCCCCGGAGACAGCAAGACTTTCTGATTTAACCATCTCACACAATCGCAATATTTCCAGTCGATGCTCATCTGTTGCCGGACCTGGCCAGGGAAATTCATCAACCAATCTATGAACTACTCGGTGCCTATTCTCAACCAGCTGGGTCACACGATCTTCGATACTCTCTATCTCTACCGATCCAGAAATTTGTTCTAAAAGGGCCAAAGTGGGCTGTTTGAAAGCCTTCGCCCCTTCCAGCGTTTTGATGTCGGTGAAATTGGTAACGTTCGCCTGCATTACTGCAAATCTGGCCGTGACGACAAAGAACCGTTCAAACAACTGAGAGCTCACTACAGCCTCACCTACCGCCCTATAAAGAGCGTCATCTGATATTTCTTCCATTTTGCGCTCCAAGTGTATGAATCCTTGATGTGCCAAAACCATTGCGCATCAAAGTCTGGAACACTACTACGAACCCCCCCCCTTCAAAGTCAGCCGCTATAGCGGATCAAAATCACCTAATCGCTCTCGAGCAATTGGAACAGCGAATTCCAGTAACTCCAACGGTACGTCTCGCTCGAACAGCGTGACCTCGAACCGCATCGACTCATCGTTCCGAAAGATCTCAAACACTGGCCCAGCGCTGCCACGCCAACACTCAAGTGCAAGACCGTCATGCCCTTCGACAACGCTCGACGCGCGACAGAAACGATATTCAACCCCGTGTACGACCATCCCTAACCTCCTTTCCTGATGGCGGCACGATACCTCTCCACCGAGTGAATTTGATAGCCGCTATAGCGGCAAGGAAAAGTGCGCCCGTGAGTATCATCGACGACGTAATGACCGACAAAATCACCCTCCACGGCCTGGGCTTCGTGCAAGTCCAGCTCCAGGGCAACCAGCGACTGCACGTCTGGCACCCTGAGCTGCCTCGACGCGCCTGCTTCGAGCACTCCGCAATCCACAACCACCGGTTCGACTTCGAGTCGCGGGTGCTGGTCGGCACGCAGATCAATATCCCCTACGGGGATTTCTCGTCAGCGTCTGCCTGCTTCATCAGGGAAACCCACGAGCTCTACCTGCATGAAGGTGCAAGGACTGCTCGCGGCGGCCGGCCATGGGTACCGAATGGCCGCGTGGATATGCGAGAGCTGTACAGCCAGGCAGTCTCGGCCGGTTCGACCTATCACATGAAGGCCTACGACTTTCATCGCACCGACCCTGGCGGCGACGGCAAGGTGGCCACCATCATGACGAAGGGTTGGGAGGGCAAGAAAGGCGCGCAATCGAGCTGCGTGATTGGCATTGAGCCTGATGGCGACTTCGACCGGTACCAGTGGTCACCGGCCAAGCTCTGGGAAATCGTCGCCGACGTGCTGCTCGGCCAGAAGGTGACGCCATGAACGAGCAAATCAAAGCAGCCAAGGATGCGTACCAGTCCGCCGCCGAAAACCTCATCGAGGTGACCCGCCAGGTCTACCCCGTCGGGACAAAGCTTAACGTCCGGATAGGCCCTCATATCGTGACGATCGAGGTGACCCGTCATAGCAATGCATGGTGGTCCAACCCTGGCCAGATGTTTGGCCTCAACGTCGTCACCGGTAGTCGGCGAACTTTTAGCGCGTCGCAAGTGCTGGAGGTGGCGCCATGATCCTCCCCCTGCTCTACATGGCCTGGCTTGTATATAGGGGGCCGAGGCCATGAGCGCGGCCGCAAAAGTACTCGACCCGTGCAGCGCCAGCCGCATGATGTGGTTTGATAAGCAGGACCAGCGCGCTCTGTTCGGCGACATCCGCGACGAGGAGCATCTGCTCTGTGACGGGCGCGTCCTGAAGGTGGAACCGGATGTCCTGATGGACTTTCGGCAGCTCCCTTTCGTCGATGGTTCGTTCCGCCTGGTGGTATTCGACCCGCCACACCTGACCCGTGCGGGCGTGGATAGCTGGATGCGCGCCAAGTACGGGATGCTGACCTCTGACTGGCGCGAGGACATTCGCCAGGGATTCGCGGAGTGCTTCAGGGTGCTGGAGCCTGAGGGAATCCTGATCTTCAAATGGAACGAAACCCAGGTGACCGTCACGCAGCTGCTGGCCCTCACCGATCAGAAGCCCCTGTTTGGCCATAAGTCCGGCAAGCGTGAAAAAACGCACTGGATCACCTTCATGAAGCACCCCTAACCCCAATCCCCCTACAGCCTGCCGGTGAACGGCGGGCGAGGAATTCCTATGCCTGAAATTAAGTGTCACCACGGCTGTTCGATGAGCATCGGTACCGACGACTGGGTGAAGACCCTGACCCTGGACCAGATGCGCTACGCCCGCGACCAGATGGCCGAGAAGATCAAGGCCGCCGAGGCCCAGCCCAAGCGCACCGTCTGGCGTGTCAGCAACGGGATGATCTGTGAAGGGAATTATCGCGAGGAGGAATTCGAGAAAGCAGCTGACCACGTTCTTCGGATCTACAAGAAGAAGTTTATGGAAGAGGCGCCTGGCTGGATTGAAAAGCCATACGGCTACCTGGTCTTCGAGCGCCAGTTGCCGAGCCTCACGCCTGAACTGGTGACCCAGTTCGAATACGACAACGAGTGGTTTCCCGCCAAACCCGAATAACCACCTTCTGCCGCCAAGCGCGGCATGGAGCGAGGAAAATCGATATGCCTGGAGAGCAACAAACTCTGCAACGCCCCGACCCGGACAAAGTCACGGAAAAACAGATGGCGGAACGCCTGGGCACCACCGTGAAGGCCCTGCAGAACCGCCGTAGCCGGAACCAGATTCCAGAGGGCGTCTGGAACAAATTCGGCCACCACATCATGTACAGCATCAGGAGATACGACGAATGGCTCGAAAGCCTGTGGGTTTGCCCGCCGGGTTGGAAATCCGGGGCGACACCATCCGGATCCGTTTTAGTTGGGACGGTAAGCGTCGATCCGAAACACTCGCGCTTCCCGCCACGAAAGCGGGCATCAAGGCTGCCACCAGTCTTAGAGATCAAGTAGTCGGCTTGATCAAACACGGTCTTCTCGACGAAGCGAAGTATGCAGAGCTGTTCCCGGGCTCGGCCCTGGCGGGCGGCAAAGAGGTGCTGTTTGGCGAGTACGCGCAAGCCTGGCTAAACGCCAGGGAGATCGAGGAAGGCACGCACCTCAACTACAAAAGCGCGCTCAACCTCTACTGGATGCCCCACTTGGCGCTCACCAGGATGAGCGCAATCAGCACGATGATGCTTCGCAGGATCATTGGGGAAATTGAATGGTCATCACCAGGCGTAAAGCGAAACGCGATGGTGCGACTGAGCACCATTCTGGATGATGCAGTGCGGGAGGAGCTGATCGGGAAGAACCCGGCTGAGCTGTTGGACGCGCCGAAGCGCAAGAAGGGAGAGCCTGATCCGTTCACACTGGAAGAAGCGAACGCGATCATAGCTGAACTGTACGCGACGACTCACTGGCCGAGCTCGATATATGCGGCGTTCTTCGAGTTCGCCTTTTTCACCGGCATGAGGCCTCAGGAGATCATCGCGCTGCGCTGGGATGCAGTGGACAAGACGAAACGGCAGGTCCATGTCTGCCGGGCGATAGCCCAAGGCGTCATCAAAGAGCGCACCAAGACGAAGAAAAACCGTTACGTGCTGCTCAACGACCGCGCGCTACACGCTCTGGAGTTCGCGGAGCGGTATGCGCAACGGCGCAAGGAGGGTTCCGGGTCGATCAAAGTTTTCCCCTACGTTTTCCCTCCGTCGAAGATGAGCCCGCACATTCGACAGACTTCTGACCTGCACAAACAGTGGGGCCCGGTCCTGGAGAAGCTCCATGTCCGTTATCGACCGCCGTACAACTGTCGTCATACTTATGCGACAATATGCATAATGTCTGGCATGAACCCCGCCTTTATTGCCCAACAGCTTGGACACAGCGTCCAGATGCTGCTCTCGACCTATGCCCGTTGGCTCAATTCCAGTGGTGACTGGGGAGAGATGGAAAAGCTCCAAAATGCCCCAGGAATGGCCCAAGCTCAAAACGTGCGGCCCGCAACTCTTTGA